TTTAAGGACAAGAGCCTCAAGCCGATGCGTCTTTGGCAGGACAACCTCAACGAAAGTGAAGACCATATCCGTTATTCCACGAACAACCTTGTGTCTCCGCCACTGGAACTTATTGGCGAAACGTACATTTCCGATGAGAGCTACTTTCACAAGTGGATTGTAGCACAGGGAAGGTCTGAGGTTCTGGACGCAGCAGCCATTACCATTGACGGGGATGTAATTTACGCCTATGACAATATCGATAAGGTCGAGGAAAGCTCCGAAGACGGCGAGGTACATGGTGTTCTCTTTAATAGTACAATGTATCTGCGTGAATCGGAAATCAAGCAGGTTGCTCAGCTTATCAAGGACGAAAAACTCCGCAATCGCGTATTGACGTTGATGCGTTCTCATCGCCGTATTGTCTCAGCTCCCGAAAAGGAAAATCGCAGCATTCGAGAAATCGCATCCGCGCAGATGCTGCGGGTTGAATAACCATGAAGCACAAAATCTCAGAAATCGGCGCTCGGATGCTCCAATACCAAGAGCAGCTTGCCAACGAACACAAATACAAGCCTATCCCTCGTACTTTCTTCTGCGATGTGAGAGCCGAGTTCCAAAAGGCATTGCCGGAATGGTGCAATGTGTCCGGTGACACGATTTCGCTCGAAACCGCTGATGGTACAGTCATTGCGAATGGGTACAACCGCATCGTGATTGGCGACTACGGTGCATTCGTTGAATTTTCCCGCGCACAAGCCTATATGCGCCGCCTGAAAATCAAAGAAGGTCAAGCTTATCGCGTAGAAGACCCACGCTATGCTGAGCATGTCAAATATCTTTGGCTCACGACTGACGATGTTTCTGATGTGGAGATATACGACCAGAAGCGCCCAGTAGAATATGCAGATTATAAGCCGGGGATGCTGTATGTCAGTGTATACGAAGTATTCCCACAAAACTAAGTAAATCGAAATAAGAAGTCCCACCCAATTGATGGTTCGAGGTGGGACTTCTCTTTTATTTTGCGATATTTGTTCTAACACATAACAAATTGGCGCAAAGTTAATATAATGAATAGCAAATCGAAATAAGGAGACTTTTAAATGGCAAAAAACGGTGAACAGTTGCTTCTTCGTAGAATTAGCAAAGGCGAAAGGTCTAAAAATGTTTCGTTCAAAAATCTCGATGATAAAGTGCTGGTCATTCATCCAGATGAAGTTGATAAAGAAAAAAGCACGATTATAGGATATATAAATGCAGGACAGAAAGAATACAAAGGGAACCAAAAATATTGTATCCGGCTGGGCATTGGCGATGACGAGACATACTTTGATGTTATGCGCAAAGCACAAGGCAAGGTAACTGGATACTTGCCTGTTGATGCGGGAGAGAACAATGTCTACGTTGGCGTTATAAAAACATCTGTTGTACCAATCGTAATTCCTCTTGTATGTATTGCATGTGCTATAGCGATTGGTGCTACTGCAGTAGCATTGAATAACAACGCTGATATGCACCAAAAACCACTTGGACTCGTACAGATGTCATTGCCAACGCAAATGCCGGTACGACCTCTAACTACACTGTTTCTGCTACTCTGACCCCCGGTGAGTGGACAGGAACCGCCGTGTTTGCCTGTACGCTCGGAACTGCTGCCGCCTAAGATTTTTGTATGAAATATAGCCAGCCTGTTGAAATGCAGCAGACTGGCTTTTTTGGAAAGTAGGATTGATAATCGTGAAATTGAAAAAGATTTTTGCTGTTGTTGTTGCTGCTGTAATGGCGGTAACGATGAATGCAATGCCTGCATTTGCAGCACCAGATGGAGGCAAAACTTGTTCTATATGTCAAAACACCTTTGCAACCGGAAATGTTTATTCAAACGGAAAAACTTATGAGACGGTCTACAATGTTTCATCGCTTTCTGGATTAACATCATCAAGTAGTGATGCGTATTTCGACCGGGAAAGCAATACACTTTATATTGCATATTACAACGGCAACCCGATTTGCAAAAATTGCCTTGAAACCAAAATTGCCGAATACAAAGCCAACCAAAGTACGAATCAAACGGGTTCTACAAATGTAACTGCTACAGTCAGCGGTTCTTATACACTGGTCGTTCCGCAGACTGTTGCAATGACGGGTGCGGATGGTACTGGAGAAAAGACAGCTACCATCCCTGTGTGCATTAAGGGTGATATCGGTGAAAATCAGAAAGTCACCGTCACCACAGTTGCTCCCGTGATGAAATCTGCTGGCTCCGCTGATGTCACAGCAACCATCGATGCCCCTAAAACCGAGTGGAATCGCGCAGACGTAATTGCAAACAGCAACGAAGGAACTACTTCAAACTACACGGTCAAGGCCATGCTGACTCCCGGAGAATGGGATGGTACTGCAACTTTTAACTGTACACTCGACACAACTACACCAGTGAAAACTATTAGCTTTACAGTTGATGGAACGTCTTATAATGCTGAAGATGGTATGACTTGGACACAGTTTGTAGAAAGCACATATAATGATGGAGCATTTACATGTGATGAAACATATGCTCGCTATAATGGGAAAACTCTACTGTTTGACAATCGCACAATAGTAAAAAATGGTGATACCATTATTGCTTCACATGAATATCTTTGGGGTATGCCGTCACCGTCAGTTTAACACTTTCGGCATGATTCTAACCATAAAATGTACAGGGTCTAAAGATGACACTGCGACAGTGATTACTCCTAAGACTGTGTGAAATTATACTTATACTGAATCTTAAGTAAGCTACGATATCACTTTAGCCGTTCTCCTTGTGAGGGCGGCTATTTTTATATTCAAAAGGAGTTTCTTTCGCAAAAAAAACAAAATTATCATTTTTTATTTGTTATTCCAATACCCAAAACGCCAGAATGTGGTAGTTGCGTGGATTATATTGCTTAGTAGTGAATCCTCAAACGACTAAAGTCGCGGGAGGATTCACAATAACTTAAAGAGCCAAGAAATTCTCCATAAGGTATTTAGACGCAAACAAAAGGATGCTTAAACTTTTCGACATCATGTAAAAGAGGCTGTTACCAGACAGGTAGCAGCCTCTTTTATGCTTTTTATTCCTTTAGGGCAGCATCACGCAAAAGCTCTGAAACGCTCAAACCAAACAGCGACGCCAATTTCTGTATTTGTCGGAATGAAGCAAACGCATCTCCACGCAAAAACATATCAACATCAGAGACCTTGCAATCCAACAGATTTGCAACTCTTTCTGTCGATACACACTTTTTATCCAACTGCTCTTTAACATAGTAACCAAGAGCCACTGTCGTGAGACGATTGCTCAAAAGAACCACCCCTGAGATTAGATTTCGGTAAAAATCCCCTTAAATGTAGCGAGTTCCTCGTCTGAAAGCGCGTCCTTTACCATATTTGCATAAAAAGCAGGACGAGACATTGCAGGAGCAAAAGTTCTTGCGTAAGTTTTGCCAGAGCGGACAAACCCTTCTTCTTTGATAAGTCCTTTAGCAATCAGACTGTTCACAATCGAAAAAAGAGAGCGAGGCTTCCATGAAACGTTGCTATCTTTCTGTGCCACATTTACAACCTCAATCAACGGCATAGCACTACCGCTATTCCAAAGAGTGTTCATAACAGACTCTTCGGCAGGAGTTAAATGAAAAGGTCGGATTTTCTTAGACATAATAAATACACCAACTTTCAAAACAATAAAGATTACAATTACTATTATACCAACATCATGTGTTCCGTCAACATTTTCACCAAAAAATCGGTTTGCATATAGCGACCATACGCAAATAAAACAATGAAATAAATGCATGTAAATTGGCGAAAAGCGGTTGCTGAATGATGCTCAATATGATATAATGAAACCATCGAAGCGGGAATCCCGATTCGAAAAACGTATTCGTCCTACCGCGAATACGGCAATACCGTGAACGGCTATTTAACCACTTCCTTCTTTTGAATTTGACTGATAATCATATAATTGTGGTTAAGCTCTCCGTCGCGGCTTTTATCAAACACGAAATACGGCTATATATCTACTTCCTTCAGGAAAATAAAAAGAATTATTGCGGGTTGAGTTGGTATGTGGTATTTATTACCATTCTTATCAGACCCGCACCATTTGAGTAGATATGCTCTCCGTATTTTCGGATGTTTTGGAAACGCCCGCGTCGGTCTCTTCAATGAGATTGATGCGGGCTATTTTTGGAAAGGCGCAAAAGATGTATGGGTAAAGACTTGACCCGGTCTGTGTATCTAATTGATACAGAAAATCAACATGACTACTGGATGAAGCACATCAAATCAAACACATCCAACGATAAAGTGATTTTGTTCTGTAGCGTGAACAGTCCTAGAGTGACATTCCAGCTCATGCAGACATTGTACACCTCATTTGCGCCTCGCCAAGTCGAATATGTGGAGACATACCCCGGAAAAAACTCGCAGGACTTTTTTATTATAGGCAAACTCGGACAGCTTATCACAACTGCACCCAAAAGCAAATACTACATCGTATCAGAAGATAAGGGATACGATGCATATCTATACTCCCTTGTTGAACAGGGATACAAGACATTCAGACTTGAATTCAGTTCAGCAGATGTCAAACCATCAAACGCTCCACCAACAGAGGATAGGTGTAAAAGCATCCTTCTCAGAACAATCGATACAAGAAAAAACATTGCTTCTCCGGATTTAATGAGATTCTTACCACATTCCTTGTCTGGAATGTCCGGAAGTGTATCCACATTATCCGAAGAACAACCATTGGTTGAGGAGACAAAGCTGGAAAAACAAGAAGAACAAGTAGAGCCAGAGCCTCAAAAACCACAAATTCAAACAGCCAAACAACTAACAACTACTCGTAAAATATATACACCAGAGGAATATGTAAAAGTATTCTGTGAAGTTCACTTCGTACCAGAAAGTGCTATCCCAGCTATCATTGACATTGCAAAGCATCACAATTACGGCAAAAGGTCCGCATCAGATGCAAAAGCAATGGTAAATGAAATGACGATGCTTGCGGCTAGAGCATCCGGTGGTGTCTGGACGGGAAGTAAAAAAACAAAGCTCATCCAAGATTTCAGCCAAGATGGACGAAACAATCTTATCATTGAACTCAAACAGTTCTGATTTGCGTAGAAAGGAAAAATTCTATGATTACCAAACTCACCCAAAACAAAGTGACTTTCAATGCACATCGCGGTGTAATGCCCCCTGTTGCTGCAAAAGAGCAAGAGAAAGCCGTAGAGAAGCGGTATGTCTGTTCTGCAAACATGAAGTTGGCACAGTATGGCTATACCATGTCCAGCGATTTGTTTCAGGAATGCATGAAATCCACCTATGAGGATTTTATGGATTTCTTCAACGAACTGTTCTACATCGTCTCTGAGGATAGCCGCGCAATTTCTCAAACCAAACCAATCTGGCCGAACTTTCCGGAAGATGCTATGCAGGCTGATATGGTTGACCTGTATATTGTCAATATTCTCCACTATCTTACTGCTGGCGAGTGGAGTCCGGAGTTTGACCCGCACAAGGTATGTGAAGACCTTGCTCTGAACGAGAATCTTCCTCTAATGAAGCAGATTCCGTTGTGTGACAGCGAAGAAATTTATCGCTATGCAATTCAGTGCATTACTGGTTCCACCCCGTTGTCAAAAGACACTGCCAGCGTTATCTTCGATACGCTTATGGGAGATAATGACTTCACCACTGAGCTTATGGCTCAGATGAAGGATAAGGAAATCAAGACCAAGGAAAACCTTGCCCTATACGTTGCAAAAATCTTTGACCGTGCAGACTATAAGAACCAGATGTGCATGAAGAACTTCCGTTCTTCTACGGATGTCCTGCGTCTTGCGGCAGCTCTTAGCGGTCAGGATGTGAGCCTTGCAAAGAGTCCTCGTTTCCGTAGTTTCACTCGTCGTGAACGCCGGGAACTGCTCGAAATTCTCGAAAACGTAGAGAAGAACGAAGGTTTTGCGCTTCGTCCTGAACAGTTTAAGCGTCTTGGTGAAAAGCTCCATCCGGGCGAGTACGCAAAAGCATTTCCTAAAGACAAAGACATCTTCGATAAGGTTCGCAACGGTGTTGCTATTGAAACCTACAACTCCAAGTTGCAGATGCTCATGAAAGCCCCTATCAACATCGAAAAGCTGTCTGAGCATTTGATGCTTCGTCCCGGTGTATTTGCTCGATACCTCGATTTTGCATTGCGTGAGTGCGATTCCGAAGCAGCTATGATGAATGTCTTGTTCGATTTTACAAGCGTTTGTCGCAATGTGAATCCTCGCGTTCTCGTTCAGCTTATTAACCATTTCCGTAACCGCAACAACTCTGTTCAGTTGGCGACTGGTAAAGGCGATGGTGCGTCTTCCTTCTCTGCTGAGCGTGATGTTAAGGAGATTCCGCCAGAAATGTGCGCTCGCGTATCGCGTGATGTGCTCAATCAACTTTGGCAAATTCTTCGTTCAAAGGATTCTGAAAACCTTTCCGTCTATATCGACCCAGACTGCCATTGCAACAAACTGATTTTCCCCGACAATCCTCGTCAGGTCACCTCCGCGATGCACGCAACTGCCTGTGGTTCCCGTGCATCCATTCCAGCAGGAAATAACGTTATTCGCGCATTCCTCTATTGGAAGGGAAAAGAACTGAACCGTTATGAGGGTATCGACTTAGACCTTTCTGTTCTTTTCTGGGGTAATAAAGCCAACGCAACTCCAGAGGAAAAAGATGCAATCTCTTATTACCATCCCGCGATAAAGTCTATCGATGGCATCCACTCAGGTGATGTTCGCAGTAGCGGCAATGATGGTGCATTGGAGTATGTTGACTTCAACATTGCAAAGGCACTGAAGAATGGATACCGCTATGCAGCGATTCTTGTAAATTCTTACAGCGGTCATCCATTTGCACAAATGGACGCGGCTTTCTGTGGAGTAATGCTTCGCGATGGCAAGACGGGTAAACAGTTTGAACCTCGCACAGTTGAAAACCGCTACGCACTGACCAGCAATGCGCAGCAGATGGTTAGCATCGTGATTGATTTGCGAAACCGCGAAATCATTACTGTTGACCGTACTGTTCACGACCCATACTCGCATTTCGGAAATGAGTATGCGATAGAAATCCATAGTCTCAGCATCAAGGAAATGCTCGGCTTGCGCTTTGCAACTTTCCTTAAGGATTCTGATTGGAAGAACGCAAACGTCATTATTTCCGACGCACCAAATAAGTTCGTTCCGGAAAATGAGGAAGATGTTGTACCACGTATTGTAAGTCCTTACGATATTCCTGCGCTCTATTCTCTGATTCTGGAAGATAACTAACCGTATTTACAATAACTCGGAAAGTCTCTCATCTTTTTTAGGTGAGGGGCTTTCTTTTTCTCTGTGTAGGTATAATACTTTTACCTAAAAACAAAAAGGGGTATTTGCGAAAATGGGTAGTTTACGAAAAACATCAAAATTCACAAGTATCACAGGCAGATGGACAATTTGCCCATCAGGATAGCAGTTGCAGGTTTCCCCAGCTTGCAATACTGCTTAGCTGCTACACAGTCAATAGGTGACGACCTATTTTCGAATAGAAAATCACCTGATTTTGCAAATATCCAATTTTTTCAAAGAAAGGATGTGAACGGGCAATTACTCCCACAACAAAACTCGTGGGTCGCCTTGCCCCAATTGATGACACAAATACATGTAACTGGTAATGATACCATGCAAATTGCTGAAACCGCAAAATTTCTTATTGAACAACTCGGTGGAGAAAAAGCCGTTATCAGCATTGAAACTCATCCGGCAGGCGATGGAATCCGCAACAATGAAGATGTTTCCATTCGATTTGCAGCTTGGGATAAGCAACCACATCGAGACGAAATCAATCTTGAAATCACAGGTCTTACTGCTGGATACAATGGAACTGGACCAAGAAACCTTCTTGACGTTCTCCGCGCATCTGGTGTAACGGAAGAAATGCTGACTTCAGAGGAAGTTCAAAATCCAAGATTTGCGGAAGTAACACGCTGCTGGAAACGTAGTGCAACTACTTACTCTGATATGAACGAAGCCGACGTTTTTCCATTGCATGTCTAAGGGAGTTTTTACGAGATAAGCATCAATCATCTAAATCAATGACTGGAGAGTGATTCCGATGCAGTAAATAGGTAAGTGCTTTAACATACGAAGCACATAATCGGCAAAATTATACATCCTACGTGCTTCTAAGACACACTTAGATTGTGTGGTTTTGCTATTAAACCCTACACGGGGTTCATTGATTGAAATGCGAAATATGTCGAACCGGCATGTAAAGAAAAACAAAACAACAAGCGAGCCAAAGACACCACTAAATAAAGCAACAGAGAAACACAAGCCATGTGCCATTTACTACGGCACGTGGCTATTTTTCGTCTTTTGTGTAGGTATAATATCCAAGGCAAACTGATATAAAACTCAAAAAATGAGGTGATTGTTTGAAGCTAATTATCTGCGTTGATGACAATAACGGCGTGGCTTTTAATCACAGACGGTTATCCTTTGACAGAAAAGTTTTTCAAGAAATCCAAGAACTTGTAAACAAAAGCGGGGGAGACCTCTGGTGTACTTTGTACAGTAAAAAGTTACTTTCCAAGAATATTGATGGTCAAGTTCTGGCAACGGATACTTGTATGTATTGGGCAGAACCAAACGATTTTGTGTTTTTGGAATTGATAGGGGACATTACACCGTACTTAAATCGTGTAAACGAAATTTATTTGTTTGGTTGGAACAGAGTGTATCCATCTGATACGAAACTCGACTTATCGTTTTTAGATGCAAACCCATCAGTATGCCATTGGACAAGAACAGTAATCAAGGAATTTCAGGGAACAAGTCACGACGTTATAACACTCACAAAAATTCAAAAACAAAATATTGAGGAGGAATTTCAAAATGCAACCATTTAAAAGAATTGCCAGTATGCTGCTGGTTCTTTCAACAGCAATCAGTCTGACAGCTTGCAGTGGTATTGTAGATGAAGACCATCTGATTGATTACAGTGATGTTGTAGATATATTGTACAACAACGGTCAAAACGAAGATTATATAGAAACCGATTCTCTACCGGATATCGAAAATCCTCAAAGCAGCACACAAAAACAAACGAGCAACAATTCTGATTCTCAAGAAATTTCTGCAGAAGATATTAACGAATCTGTTTTCTCTCTTGATTCCATTCCAGAATACTCTGGTGAACCGTTCGTTACAGTAAATGATAACATTCCTTACTTTTCAGAAGATGACTTAACTGTGGACTCGTTTGAATACTACAGTGACCTTGATGACCTTGGTCGTTGTGGTGTGACATATGCTTGCATTAGTCAGGATTTGATGCCGACAGAAAAGCGCGGAGATATAAGTTCCGTAAAGCCTACCGGATGGGTACAGCATAAATACGATTTTGTCGATGGAAAAATGCTGTACAACCGTTGTCATCTGATAGGATTTCAGCTCGCAGGAGAAAACGCCAACCCAAAGAATCTTGTTACCGGAACCCGTTATATGAATGTTACTGGTATGCTTCCTTTTGAAAATATGGTTGCTGACTATGTGAAAGAAACTGACGAGCACGTACTTTATCGGGTAACCCCCATTTTCGATGGAGACAATCTCGTTTGTAACGGTGTCCTTATGGAAGCTGAATCAGTGGAAGATGAAGGCGAGAGTGTTTTGTACAATGTTTTCGTTTACAATGTTCAGCCGGGAATAGAAATCGATTATGCAACTGGCGAAAACTGGGCAGCGTAAAAGGAGGTAAAGATTATGCTACATAAGGTCATTGATTACATTTGCCACAGGTTTGCGTTGATTTATGCTTTCGGTTCGTTTGCGTTTATTCCACTCATGCTACGTATCATCAGCAATTCATTTCCAAACGTCAACATTTTTATTCAGATTCTAGCGTCAATTGGATTGTGTGAAATTATTTCACTTTTTATGGTTATTGATGCTGTTGTCACATTGTATGCCATTGAAAAATTAAACAGCCTTTTTGGGCATTTGCGTACACGCAAGAAAATCTGACTAACACAAAAAACCAGCAGGCTTGTGTGCGAGATACCTTACATATAAAATCACTGTTGCTCTTACAAGCAGCTCCCTGTACTTCGCTAAATCCCTATTTAGCGAAGTATCGTATGGTGATTTTTTCATAGCTTTCGGCTCCTCCGGTGTCCGATGTCAAAACGCTGAAACGCTGAATTTACGCTGAATTTACGCTGAAATGCCGACAATTGTCTTCTGCGTACACATTAGGTATAATAACTAGGCACAAACATGTAACTCTAATTGAATTAAGAAAATCAACACTTTGTAAGCAGTTTTTATGAGAAATCATAAGAGCTGCTTTTTGTTTGTGTAAAAAAAGTTTAAAGAAAGGAGCACCTATGGCTACTGAAAACGATTACAAGCAAGCAGTTTACTATTTGACGAAACTTTTAAACGGTGGTTTGTTAGGGGAAAAAAGTTGTACGCCTATCCGAACTGCTATCGAAGCGTGTGAACTGCAAATTCCGAAGCATCCCATCTCGAAAAGCTGGTCGCCGAATCTCTGCCCGCATTGCAATGCGGATATTGGCGGAGACTGCGACGACGGCTACTACGAGAACCCGCATTACGAGCGCTGTCCTGTCTGTGGTCAGAAGCTCGATTATAGCGAGTAAAGGAGCGTGAAAAATCATGATGTTGTCCGAGTTCGAGAAGCTCACCGGTTTAGAGGTTACGACAGCAGAATACGAAAAAATCGAGGCTGAATATATGGAAAGCCCCGATGACAAAGCAAAGTTCTGCAAGATGTGGCTCAAAAAAAGAGGGCTTCAAAGGCTCCATAACGCAAGGCTTGAGGAAATTGAACATCTGAAAAAGACCATCGAGGACCTTGAGCACAAACTTGATGAAGAGCAAGACTGGCAGATTTCTCATAAGTACGGCACGCACTACCAAAAAACATCTTATGACCATCTTACCAAGCGATGCTCTAATGGGCATCAGTTTGAGTCCGAAGCGAAAGCTGCCGAGTTCATCAGTTCTTAGTACGGTTTCGACAAAGATAGAATTGTCTTTATCCACGACGTCGAAGTCTATGAGACAAATCGGCATGGAATAACGCGTCTGAAAGAACGGCTCACTCGTTTTCCTTACTACGTCGGTTGCAGAGCAAACTATGCACGTTTCGATGTGCGCTGCTGCGGCGGAAGTATGCAATGGGAACTTGTGGACGGAGCTCTTAAAGACTATTCCACACCGCCATTTTTATCCGATGGGGAGCAATAGTTCCTCAAGAATCATCACACAGCACAGGCCCCAATGATGCCTGTGTATGATTTTTTACATTTCATAAGACCAATATTTTTAAAAGGAGTATACACCAACAATTAAAGTGATGTATCGTGCTCAATGTTTTGCTGCTGCAGCAGGATATGGTCCAGAGTATGACGTGGAGAACATCAATATCCCCACGTTGATAATTTCCATATCGAGCATGGATACTAAAGTTCCGAACATTCTGGAACGTCATAAAAAAGAAAACAAGAATATCATAAGTGTGATTTATGCACAGTTTGATGATATCGATTCCGGTACAGAAGTTCATGGTGAAATCCCCATGATGAAGAGCGATGCCAAGCATATCGTTGATGGCATAGAACACAACATTAACCGCATACAACAAATCATTGTTCATTGTGATGCCGGATACTCAAGAAGTCCTGCCGTTGCCGCTGCTATTGCAAAAGCATTTGGCGTAGATGACGAAGAGTATTTTTCTGGCGGAAGATATTGTCCAAATAGACATGTGTATCGCACAATGCTCAACGAATTTGCTGAGCGTGGATACTTCGGTTAACGATTAAAAGCCTTGGTGCCGCAGCAAAAGCTGCGGCATTTTTGTTTTCACCCGCAATGTTGGTATATTATATTTGTTCAAAGTTGTAAAGCGACTTATACATAGTAGTCATCCATGTGGGACGGTAAAGAAAACGTGATAGATTGGGAGTCGACCACTCCCCTATTGTGTTGGATTGTTCTACGGGAGTGGCTGTTATGTATAAGTCGCTTTTTGTAAAAAGCAAAAAGAAAAATAAAGAAATGAGGTTGTAAAAAATGACAAAAGCATATGAGAAAAAGTATGTTCATTTCGTGGACAATGAGGTTGTTGTATGGCTGTTGGATTTTTTCCGCGACCATTCTGCAACCCTCATAATGGTGAGCGTTGACCCGTTCCACCTGAATCACATCCGCATCGATGATGGAGACACCATCGATGTGTGTAGTGACGAAGGCCAAAAACGCGTGGAGTTTATCCTTGCGCAATACGGCATGGGTTCGGAAAAGGCCATGGAGATGGTTCTCAACGCAATCTGCACCTACACGAAAGGGATAACTGAAACGTTCTTGAAGGGGGTGCCTATGGCATGAGCGTACTTTCCTACAAAAACGCAGTATGCCATTGCTACTACGACGAGCTTGATGAAAAATACGAGGGGTTAATTCACCTCGGTCCTTACACAAGCAACGCGGAGGGGTCAACCCTTGCTGAGCTTGAGCAGGATTTTCATCGCGTCGTAGATGCAATGAAGGAAATCAAAAAATGAAAATACTGCGCACAACACCACGGTCCTATTAAGGGTCGTGGTTTTTCTTTTGCTCAAAGTTGGTATAGTAAACCTGTTACAAGTAGTCAAGCGACCCACTCAATGTTTACGGTCAAGCCATATAAGGCACAGTTCAGAAACATCTTCGATGCATTCAGTTTATGTATTGCGCGTAATGAACTGTTTCACCGTATTTTATTGTGTGGGTTGCTTTTATTTTTTATAAAAGGAGCTAAATATCATCATGAAGAAAACTGAAAATGTTGCAACCATCAATTTAGAGAATATGCTTTCTGAGCTTTATAGCTTGGAGACGCAGCGCAAGCGTAGCGCAAATAGCATCGCAAAGAAAAATCACCGCCGTTCTCGCGAAAGCAAAATTATCGAAGCGAAAAAGACGGCAGCAAGGCGTTCACGCGCAGCAGAGGATGTAGGTAACATTTCTTACATTCGCGTTGCTGAACGTGCTAACGAAAAGCTCAACGAGTATGTTCTCGATTTCGATGAAATGTAAGGAGAAAAAAATGAGAAAATTATTCATTGCAAAGCGAATCGTAAAATTTGTTGCCATTGCAACGGCAATCTTTTGGCTGCTTTCCATTGCCTCTTGCATCGAACATTTCAGTTTTCGTTCGTTGCTTTTAATCCTCGGTACGATTGTGTTTGAGGATAAGGTGCTTGGTTTGTACTTTGAGATTTGCAACAAGCTGAGTAAAAGGAGTGTGAACAAACGTGTTTGAGGTGAACATGAACGAGTTTGCGAAGCTCTTGAACAAAAACGTTTGGGTTGTCACAAACGTCAATTCGATTCACAACAAATACCGCGTGTTTCCTGCAAGAATCACGAAAGTATCCATTGACCAGTGCAGCTTCCCGTTGTTGGACGGAAAACCAAAGGTGGCTTATGTCACTTGTTCACTGAAGGCTTTTACCATCGGGTGCCTTCAGAAGAGAAACGGTGACATTCTCGTGTTGGACGATATGGCATTAAACTATACCGTTTTTAACAATAAGGAAGAAGCAGAAGAAAGCTGCCGCTACTGGAACGAGGTCTACAGCTATTCAACGTTGCAAGAACGATGCGCTTATAAAGCTGCACAGATTCTATCGGTAAAAATATAAAGAAACCGCTCGCCGAAAGGTGAGCGGTTTCTTAAGAAATAGTGGCAAGAATTCCCCTTCATTCATGTGTGGGATGAATTGCTACACCTTGCTAGGCGTTGCAAAGTTAGTATACTAACAATAAAGGTGGTGACAAACAATGCCGACTGTAAAACTAAATCGCGCAATAAAATATAGAGCGTACCCTACTGAAGGGCAGGCGGTACTGCTTGCTAAAACTTTTGGCTGTGTGCGCTTTGTGTGGAACCGCATGCTTACTGACGCGCAAACTTTTTTGAACGAAACTGGTGTGTTTTTTATTCCAACGCCAGCTAAGTATAAGAAGGAGTTTCCTTTTCTCAAAGAAGTGGACAGTCTTGCTCTTGCGAATACACAGCTTGACTTAAAAGCCGCCAACAAGCGTCATCTCGATGACAAAAAGGTTGGTACGCCACAGTTGAAGTCCAAACACAAGAGTAAGATGTCCTATACAACAAACAATCAGGCAATGCATTGCAAAGACGGTTCTTTCAAGGACACTATCTTTGTGGTAGGCAATATTGTGCATCTACCGAAAGTCGGCAATCTGAAAATCAAGAAGCACTGCTCGCCCAAAGACAATTGGAGGCTAAAAGCTGCTACTGTCAGTTGCACCCGTACCGGTAAGTACTTTATTTCCTTGCTGTACGAGTTTGAGGAAGACATCCAGCCTGTTGCTGCCACGAAAGAAAAATCTCTTGGTTTGGATTACTCCTCCCATGATTTTTATGTAGACAGCAACGGTGATGTGGCTAACTATCCACGTTTCTACCGTAAAGCCGAGACCAAACTTGCTAAAGAACAGCGTAAGCTGTCTCATATGAAGTATGGCTCCAACAACTATAACCAGCAACTGCAGAAGATTCGCCTCATGCAAGAACATACAGCAAACCAGAGAAAAAACTTCTGTCATACGCTAAGTACTGCGATAGCCAAGCAGTATGATGCCGTGTTTGTGGAAGACATAAACCTTCGCGGTATGGCTGGCTCTCTGAAGCTTGGTAAATCCACCAACGATAACGGCTTTGGCATGTTCCGCACAATGCTTGAGTATAAACTCACATCGCAGGGAAAGACATTTGTCAAAATCGATAGGTGGTATCCATCCAGCAAGACTTGCAGTGTTTGTGGCCTTATAAAAGATGACCTTACACTGGCAGACAGAAGCTGGACATGCAGCGGCTGCGGTACAACACATAACCGCGACCACAACGCTGCCATAAACATACGTAATGTCGGATTGTTGGGATTATATCCCGCATAAATCCAATTTCCTCACTCCCGCTATGCCGCCAGCAACAGCGGTGAAAGCTCATTGATACTTGGTCGTACGGACGGAACCGTGCTGTAAAAATCCATTGAGTGAGAATTATTGGAATCCTGCGGGATTTCAAACCACTCCTTCAGGTGGGGGTTGTTGACATTAAGGCAAAAACTAATCAAATAAAGAAATCAAGCACCCCTGCATTGCAAACTCGCAATGCAGGGGTGCTTGCGTATCATCCTATGAAACCGTCCCAATAGCCATTCCAGTAAGCTTTATCCTTTTCGGCATTTTTTCTTCTTGCCTCATTTAGTTCTTGAATATCATCACGAGTAAGAGCTTTATGGTTGCCTGTGAAAAAGAAAAAGCGAATTGGTCCTACCACCAAAGCAACAGTATAAGCCAAAGCACAAAGATGAACAATCAAATTATAATTCTTATAAAAGTTCATCCAAAATTCAGAGTATTCATAATTCTCCATAATATATGTATGTACCATATCGGGAGACTTAAAAACAATATATCCAACAATTAAACAAATTAACAGAAAAACAGATTCTCTTGTTTTTCGTTTTTTTTCATCTTTTTCTTTTTTAAACACAAAATGAGCCAAAGGCGTAAAAGGATACGTCATCAATTTCCAAAAAGCATATAACAGCATAAAAAAAACAGTCATAAATCTGCTCCGCCTACTTCCTATAATAAAATCGAATCATCCAATTTATTTTTATATTTTATTATATAATACAATAACACACACTTAAGTTCAACCGTTTCTACACCAATCTCAATCTAAGACGCACAAAAAACAAGAAGCACCCTTGCGTTGAAACGCAAAGAGCGCTTTTGGAGCGAAAGACTGGAGTCGAACCAGCTTCTAACAGATTTGCAGTCTGCACCCTACCCGTCCGGGACCATTCGCATATGGGCGTGTACAAAATCTGTAAAGGATTATCTGTAAACTATGGAACAATTTGTAGCTTTGTTGATTCTACGCGATTATTCTATCCTTTACATCCATACTTTACAATGTAAGTACACACTCTTCTGGCAGGGGTGATGCGACTTGAACACACACGACACGGTTTTGGAGACCGTTGCTCTACCAATTGAGCTACACCCCTATATGGTACTTCAGACGGGAGTTGAACCCGCACGCCATCTCTGACACCGGATTTTAAGTCCGGGGCGTCTGCCTATTCCGCCACTGAAGCATATAATAGCGAGTTATCGTACCGCCAAACGTTTGGTATCTAATGTGGGGGTCAAACCAACAAAAACTGGCTCCTCAAACCAGCATGTATGCCATCCAACCACTTAGACATATGGCGGGCTGTACAGGCTTCGAACCTGCGACACGCGGATTAACAGTCCGCTGCTCTACCAACTGAGCTAACAACCCACAGATTAGCAGTTATCGTACTGCAAGACGTTTGGTACTCTCGGTGGGAGTCGAACCCACAAAATACACATCCTGAATGTGCTGCGTTTGCCATTTCGCCACGAGAGCATATATGGCAGTTCGTGAAACTGCCAAACTTTGGTGTCCAAGGCGGGATTCGAACCCGCAGCGCCAAGTTCCTTAAACTTGTGTGTATGCCGTTCCACCACTTGGACTGATGGCGGGCTGTACAGGCTTCGAACCTGCGACACGCGGATTAACAGTCCGCTGCTCTACCAACTGAGCTAACAACCCATAAATTAGCAGTTATCGTACTGCAAGACGTGGTACTCCCAGAGGGATTTGAACCCTCAATAAAGTGCGGTTTGAGCGCACCGTGTCTGCCAATTCCACCACGGGAGCATAGAATGACAGTTTTTACGAACTGCCAAACGTTTGGTGCCCAAAATGGGACTCGAACCCACAAGCCGAAGCACTGGACCCTAAAACCAGCGTGTATGCCAATTCCACCATTCGGGCAAAAAGGTCATTATGTTATGACCGTTGGTGCGCTTGCGGGAACTCGAATCCCGAACCTATCGATTAAAAGTCGATTACTCTACCAGTTGAGTTACAAACGCATATGAAGTCAAAATATTACAATTTGTATTATTCAAACACTTTAATAAACCGCCACAAGAAAAGACCTTGAAAACAGTTTCATTGAATCTAATGGAAACATTCGCAGAAAAAAGCACCTGTCGAGCATGTTGCCCAACAGGTGCTTATAACTTTGCAGCTTCAGAAAACTTCCGATGTTAAGCAGTTTATACTGCTTTCATTCCCGCATTGTTAGTCACACAAATGGACAACATAAAGCAACCGAGGTTGCAAAGATTGCACCACAGTTTATTTAAGTTATTCCATTTGTTTAGCAAGGAACGGAACATCGGGCGTTCTCCTTTCATCAAATTCATTATCTGTATTATACACCCTGTAATATAGAATGTCAAGCGCTTTTGACCTAATTTATGCCAACAAAACATCAACCAGTTTAGAAATTGATGTTTTCTCGCAATCAGAAAGAATGTTAAGAGCTTTCCGCATTGCAAAATCGAAATCGTCATTGGTCATATCAGTTGGAATATAAATCATAGCTGATACTCCGATACTTTCCGGTGCTTCATAAATTTCCCGGCTTCGTGATGCCTTCCGCCAACCCGTATCAACGAGATGCTTCCGAAGTGCATACGGATTGACCGCAGTATGCGAATGACGACCATCCAACATCTTATATGCCCTCAGATATTTTGCTTCACGCTGAAGGTCTTTTCTTGTAGGTTCTTTTGCCAAGCGGGATAAGTCCATGTTGTTCCGCAAGTCGGATAATTTCACCTTCGTGGCAATAGGATTCTGATGTACACGCCAAACATATTCGGCATATTCTTCAAAATCCTTCCGAGTCAAAACTTCCACAGCGTCCACAACCTCTCTTGGGAACATCGCACGAAGGTCTTCAGCCGTGTATTCTGTATCTTCAATGACATCATGCAAATAGGCAACAGCTTTCTCAATGGGGGTATCGACACCATCCGCTACTGCAGTAATGTGTGAAGAAAAGTAGCTTTTTCCACCTTTATCCTTTTGTCCATTGTGAGCCATCCGAGCAAATTCTTTTGCACCAGCGACAAGCTCTTCTTCACTACAATCAGTGTATTTTTTTAATTTCGTGTCCATGTTTTTTATTTCTCCAATATTTTACGCATTTAGAATGTCGTGTAAAAGGCTACACAGCTTTTTTTGATATTCAAAATTCGATACTAAGGCTTCATGTCTGAATTTTGCTTTTTCTTCTTCTGTTTGTGGTTTCAAATCAAGACCGCACGAATCAGCAATTTCTTTTATTGCTTCCTCAAATGGTACACCGGGATTTTCCCCACGAGCTTTAGCTTCTTCAACCTCACGAATGCTCTTCTCAAGGTCTTTTTGAGCATTTTCAGTATCAGTCTTAGCAACGCCAAAGAAAGTCATTTCCTGCAGAAGATATGCCAGAACAGTTTCTACACCATACTTCTTAAGACTCGTTTCGGAAATGTGCCACGCAAGAATATCTTCCCAATCGCTAAATTCTATGGCATACGTATCTACCAGCGAGTTGTCATGAAGTATTTCACTTAATTCGTCGTCTGTATATTGACTAATATCAGAAATCGTTTCAAAAGGAGTGTGCAAAGAAAGTCTCTCATTGACTTTTGCCCAAAGACGTATATCGGAGAGCTTCATCATAAAAACACGTAGGTACGTTTTCGGTTCATTGTCGGACGCAAACAAATCATCGTCGTCTAATGCGGCAAGACAGCAATTTTTATTTTCATCTGTGTCACGGCATTCGGTTTCGTTAATCCGTTTCATAGACATTTCGATAGTATATTTTGCTGCCGCTTTACGCTCATCATCCGTTTTTAAGCGAAAGTCACCGCCGATAACTCTTTTATATTCTTCAATCAGTTTATCGACGTTACAGCTCAAAAACACGTCATATACTTTGCGCAAATTTATCACCACCATATTGTGTTTAATATGTACTAATTATACCACAACTAGCATTCATCAGCCACCGCTTCACACGCATACAAAAAAAAGGTGGCGACCCTTACGAGTCGCCACCTTTTTGCTTAGAACATATAGGCTACTTCACGCGCCCTGATGATACAATCATCAAGCTTCTTATCCAAAAGCTTGTTTACTTCTTTTGCCACCTTCCAGTTCGAACTACGATGTGCATTACACCACAATACGAAAGAAGCAATAGCAATAACCGTAAAACCAACAGCCAAAGAAACGGCTACGGCGGTTTGCATTGGAACACCGACCTCAATCAGTGTATCAAGAAGCTTGTTGAGTTTGTCTGTAATACAGAGAACACTAACAAACAAGGCTTCAGCACCAATGATGCTCAACAAGATGGTTACAACCTTGCGAGAGCCACGAGTGCGCTTCATTGCTTTATTGGCGTTCTTCATGTGAGACTTCTTGTTCGGATGGATGAATTCATTCACCTTCGCAAGACCCTTTACGATTGCCGCACCAATCGCAAAAGCGTAAAACACCTTGCAAGTGGTGGCAAGAACGACATTGGAATCACCAATGACGCTAATGATAGTCTCCAAGGCCGGGACCTTGAAAACCACGGTCAGAATCGCGTAAACAACCTTTGTTACGTTCTTCATAATACATACCTCCTTTAAAGGTACAGGAAAAAATCGCATCTGTATAGATGCTCATGCATTTTGCGGAATGTTTACCGCTATGACCTCCTTTTTCTCGCACAGAGAAAGCAATGCACAAAAATGCCGCTGTGTCCCCCAAAAAGAGGAAACAACAGCGGCATTTCTGCGGTTTTACTTAATTACTCAATAGCGTCATCTGACACCACTAATTACTCTGTACGTATGTAATTATACCAACATTTCTGCCGCTATATATACCATACTCACTTCGCAACATTTTGCAACAAGAAATTACCACCCATCCGGTAAGGCATCCGTTGCAGACAATTTATTTATCAAAACCTCACTCAAAGACTCCCTACCTGTAATATAGTCTATATTGTACACATAGGCAGTCGTTGCAGATACTCCAAACGCTTCTTTATACGTCAACTCTTTTCGGATAACAGCTTGAATCCGTTCTTCCGTTGTTGGGTAAATCGTCCATCGTTCACAATAACGAAACTCCGTACAATTACAAAACCACTTGTTCCCCGCCTCATCTACACACGCACACAGAATTGGAATACAATCATATTCTAAAAATATATGCTCAACATAGAGGGTATGCCCAAACAGAGTTCGAAAAGAGTCAAATTCTTCAAAAAGTTTTTCTTTCTTCTCCTGCTTCAAATTAAGAACCTCATACGACGCGCTGTGAAATCAACCGTCCAACAACAACGTATCGCTGCATACTAATATCAAGTGAATCGAATGGGTACGATGTGTACATATATAGCACATCTTCAATATCGTCAAGTTGTAGAAGTGGTTTATCTTCACCATCAACTACGGTACTGTAATCATCCGTCACCGTTCCAACGCCGGAGTAAGTGATTTGGTAAGTAGATTCAACATCGCCAGACTTTATAACAACCTCTTGCCCAACTGTTGCTTCACCAAGAGACGCGAACTGACCGTAGTTCTGGGCTAGAAGCCAGTGAGAGCCATGTTCAGAAAACTGCTTTGAATTTGCAAACTGACAAACAACCTTCCGGTCTTCAAGCTGCTCATTGCCATCACCCCATACAATGGGAACATCTTGTAATTCTCCCCAAGTAATAGTAGCAACAGTATCCCCAACCTGCGGCAAAGGATACTCCTCCGCATACATAAGCGGCGCAAATATGATGACAGCAAGCAATACCACCAGAAGCACAATCACAAACGCACTCAAAATCTCCGTTTTTTTGTTTTTCACGCAATATTCCTCCAAAAGTTTTTGGTCTACATAGCTGAAGCACATAGCGTTACAGCGCTCTCGATGACTTAATTATAACATAGCGCGTACTACTTCGCACCCGCTTTGAACAGTATTTACCCGTTAACTCAATGCTCTTGTCCCCTTTCGCTGCAGGTCAAAAGACACACAATAGGAACACTCAACAAAGCACCAGATATTTTCATGAATCCGACAAGCCAAAAAGTCATTGCCAATAACATTACTATCGTTATCCACATTATACCTATGGCATCACCTTTTCTATTTCGATGAAACAAAAATATCACAAACAGCCCATAACAAACACAAGCAGCCGACAACAAATAAATACGAAAACCACTTTCCGCAACAGTCGATAACATCATTGCCAGCAACCATATCGCAATGGACAATAAGGTACAGCGTAGCGGAGTTGGTTCATGATGACCGCCTGTGAAAATTCTAACAACCGAAAATAACAATAAAAAAAGCACTGTTCGTGCTACACAGTGCAAGATGAAAGACAGCAACAAAATCAGCAGATATGTTGTTCCATTACACAGAACCACAAGCATTCCGTATGCTTGTATTGGTCCTTCTTCCTTTGATACTAAACCTCTCTCAACAGTATAATTTCCGTATGAATCCGCTATGCGCTCATACAAGCTCTTTTTCGGTCTGTTCATTTCCAGTCTCTCCTACAACATCGGTTGTATCATAAACATACGTTGTCAGCCAAACAATGTCTTTCTGTAAGGGAACCAAAAGTGTCCATACCACAACCTTTTGTTCATCATCATATTTGGCAGAAACAATACCATTGTACTTGGAGAGAACCTTCGAAATCCTGTTCTCCGTCTCTTTTAGCGCGTTCTTTTCTTTATCACTATACAAAACGGCATTTGTCGAAATCTGTATTCTGAATTGCTCCCCCCCCTGCATCATAAAATCAATTTTTCTATCATTTTGCTTACAGCTCACATCGATTGCTGAATCCAACAGCGTACCAAGAACCTCACACGTATCATCTTCACTCATGATTGCGGATGGAATCTCAGCCCTCATAACAAGCGGAATATTTTTATCAAAGCATTCATCAACCATTTTTGTGAGAATAGCGTCAACGATAATATTGCCACTCTTAATTGCAGTTGTTTCAACCTGCATCGTGGATAATTTAGATTTGAGAATCAATTCTGCTTCTTCGTCTCTCCCCTGCTGTATCATTGTAAGCGCTCCGTTCATTACTTGACGCACATCATGTTTCCAAGCTCGAATGCTATCGCTCTTTTCAGCAAGCTTGATATATTGCATTCTGTCCATTTGATTGATTTTAGCTTGTGCTTTTGCTTGCTCGGTTTCATATGTGTTTTTTGCTGCACTTCTAATCAACATTATTGATAGGGCGTTACAGAGCAGAATAAACACAGTTAGCAAAAGAAAAACCGTTCCGGACGCTTGACCATTTACCATTTGATTTACCATGATTAAACCAATTATTGCAGACAAAATGGGAAGCGTTAAGTAATACATGAAAGATTTGTCATCTGGAAACAGATGTGTTTTTTTCTTTGTCACAGTAATAAAAAAGAAAATGTCAACCGCTTTAACAAAGAGACAAATTGAAATAAATACAGGACTTTTTTGAGCATTTAGTTTAACTAAATAGTTGGGGTCTTGTGATATGGCTGTTTGTATACTCACCATTATTACATCAATTACTGTTTGAGCAACCAACGCAACTGTAACCCATATTGCAACTTTAAGATACTTTTCCCTTATTGCCAATAGCACAACAAGGTATACACATAAACAAAAAACAGCATTTGCAATAGACCCAATAACAAACACATTACATATTCCAAGCAGTACAAACAAAATCAAGCTGGCCGCAACCGCATATATTTTTTTTCTTTTCGTTTCAACCATTATCCATGGTATTAGTACCGAAAAGAGAACATCAACCACATTGATAAGATTATTGCTTATCATCCACATCAAATCAGACATATATCATACTCCTGCATTCATATTTTTACTATTTAACAAGGCTTCTTTTGTGCTTTCAAAGTATGCCCTTCCAATATCTAACGTTTCACCAGAAACCAAATGCAGTTTAAAACGAAGTTTCGATTCTATCTCTGTAACTTTATTGATATTAACAACATATGAGCGATGACAACGAATAAACGAATCTTTTGGCAATAATTCCTGCACATTTCCAATAGAAATGTTGTATTCCTGAGATTTTTCGGCAGTTACAACCTCTATCCCATGTAATCGCGCTTTAACATATAATATATCTGTGCAATAATATTTATCAACACCCGTACCACGCTTAAGTGATATTGTTGGCTGTCCGTCTCGATAAGTAAGTCTCCTTTGAATATAGTTCAAAGCAGCGAACAGTTTTGTTTCTTGAACTGGTTTGCACAAATAATCCGCTGCCCTCACATTAAAACCGTTTAAAGCAAATTCGGCATGGGATGAAACAAAAACGATTTCAATTCGACTATTTTGTTCACGGATATGCTGTGCTAATGTCATGCCATCAATTCCCGGCATTTCCACATCTAATATTAACGCATCAACATCTTGGATTGAACGCATTGTGGGAGAACTACAAGCCACATGGTCCATTTCTTGGATAGTCACATTATTGTTATTTTCAGTTCCCCACTTTTTTATTTTGCAAATTAGTTTTTCTCTATCTTTTTGACAATCATCAACAATCAAGATTTTCATAATATTCACCTCTTATAAAACACTATTGATATAATAACTACAATCACAGAAGAAAGGATGAAATGAATGTTTTTCGAAAATCTTCTCCATGTTGTAGCCATAAAATGTTGCAATTCAATAAGCTTCCCTGTTTTTTATCAACCAAAACCACCAGACATCCTTCAGCCAAACAAAACAACAAAATCTAACTAAAATTATACAAAACACAAAGCAAAAAGGCAATACACAGCATCAAATAAGATACTGCGTATTGCCTTTAGTTTATTCGGGCGAATTAGATGGTTACTCCATCCGGAGCTTCGATGCTGTACTCCTTAACAGTTACGCACTTCGGAAGTTTGTCACGGTCAAAGTGTACATCATAGTCACCGTAAGACATAGGACTGGTAACACCATCCTTTTTCTTTACGACCATTGCATCTTCAATCGTCTGGCGACTGCAATTCCCGCTTCGGCTGCTGTGATAGACAGCAATCACCTTTCGGATGTTCATAGACGGACGAGCAGAACTCATATCCTCTTCGTACATATGCAGAATCGCATCAATCAGAACATTGACATCATCCCACGTTACGCCGTTCTCCATTGCCATTGCAGGAGATACCTGAATCAGAGTGTGGAACAAACCATACTCAATAACGCTATGACGCCCCATCGTCTTATCCTTGGTGTCGAACTCGTCCTCATTCTTCGCAACGATGCCTCGCGTAATGGAAAGCTCCGTGATATGTACAGGGTCATACGTCATCGCATCACCAACCTGCACAGCGCCCTTGATGCACGAGAAGTTTGGCGTATTTGCATATGCCGTATTGACAAGACCAAACCAACGAACATCTGCAAAGGTACGGCAAAGTGCATTCCGAGCAGCAGCTACACGCTTATCGAGTTCGTCACGGTCAAGTTTCTTTTTCTTGTTATCAGTCGGAACATCATACTCTGCAATAACCTCGTTCACAGCCGCCTGAATGCTTCGATTCTTACGGGAATCATACAGACGATACTCGTCTGCCGGGAGTTCGCCAAAAGCAACGTGATTGGCAAGGACATTGCGAATCTTAGACTTCTGGCAATACCCAGTCATATAACCGTTGCCAGCATAATTGGTGCGCGGAATATTATCCGCATCCGGGTCGCCATTGGGGTTTGACATCGTAGCGTCAGCCAGAACCATAATGGTAACAGCTTTATCAACAAGATTCAAATTTTCACTCATTTTCGGTAGTCTCCTCTTTCTTACTATTGTTGATTGCGTTCATGATATTTGCGGTCTTTTGCTGGTGATATCCGAGCAGGAAACACGCCTGCTGCTCCGGACTCAGACGACTTGGAAAAGTTTCTCCCATCTTATCCAGTAATGCAGAAATCTTCGTATCATACGAAATGAAGGCACCGATTTTGTTCGCCTGCTGTGCTTTCTTTTCGAGGAACATATAAGATTTGTGCAGTTTCGGGAACGTTGCTGCAGGGTCTTCCATAGACTGCGCGAGGTAACGAGTACGGAACGTAGATTGATTGTTCGGGTCAATCACACGCTGCGCACTCTCCATCAGCGCAAATACCTGCCCAGCAATGTACACAGGGTTCTTTGACTCTGTATTAAGTGACACGGTAATATCAGTCCTTCCATAATTTCTAATCAGATATGCTTTCAAGAAACCATATCGTGCGTTTTCACAGGTAATTGTACAACTGTTATCAAGTGGCTTCTTACTATCAACAGAAATCCGCCGCAAAATAAGATTAAACGCCTTTTTCGGATAAGGCAATCCATAATCGGCTGAATCCATCAGCTCTTTAAACATGAATGGATTTTCAGCAATAAAGTCTCCCTTATCGTTTTTTGCCCACAACGAATCATAGACAATAGATGGTTGCGCATAATCCATTGATGGCGTATTGAAATTGGGACGGTCAAGCTCCATGTCAGAATAATACTGCTGGATGTCTTTAACGAGTTCCTGCAGCGTAACACGTTTGTACGTTGGCATGATGCTTCCCATACCGTCTCGCGTTTTCACTTCGAGCACATTAACCATTACACCTTGCTGAAACGAATCAAGGTCTTTGACATATCCGCTCTTTTTAACGATAGAATATACTTTATCAAGCATATCATTACCACTTTCCATAGCGTGGTAATTGGGTACGTCATCACCGTTTATCAGAATATCAAGGCTGCGCATAGCAATGATGTCTTCTGCTTCCTGTGGCAAATCGTCGCTCCAAACACAAACGGCATCGGCAATGCGCTTCTTTCGCCCATCGCTTACAGTTCGCACGCGCTTTCTTGATGAACCGAACACATCGCCGAAGGCTTCAACAATCTTATGGGATTCTAGCTGCGTAATAGGAAACGCAAAACCCTGCTCTCGCCCAAAATAGTTGGTGGCTACATTGTTGTTGGCAAACACGCTATATGATTTTCCTAGGAGTTTGACTTGGTTATGAAGCCGGGCTTCATAACCTTCTTCTCCAGTGAACTGTCCACGTATCACCCGTGAACCACCACTTGTCATCACTCCATCAACCATTGTATAGCCAACGCCATACTGCCCAACGAACTTATTGTAGGCATCGACAAACACAGCATCAGCAATAATCGGATGACCGCCATAATAAAAAGTCATCATGCTCTTGCCTTTGGTATTGGCAAGATACTCTTTTACCGCAAGATTTTCTTTCGCTTTATCGACATCCCACGTTTCAAAGAACTTGTACAAGGCTTTCAGTCCATCAGATTCTCCCATGTACTCTTTTACAGCAAATACAAGCTCTTTCTCTGAATCGAACTTTTCTTTTGCTCGCTTGTTTTCTTTTTCGGTATCACCTACCGCAACACCAAGCAAATATGTCTCATAGTCGCACAACAGATAAGGTGTATTACCACTCGTTCGAGGTCCATGTACCGGAACAATCATCGATTCGCCATTGCGATTTATCCTGTCATCGGCCAAACCGAGGCGATAGATACCATCTACCGCTCCATCCGCAGACAACTCAATCGCACACTCAACGAGAAGCCGATTCCAGCCAAACGGAACCAGCGGCTGACCAATCGATGCCTGATGGTCATAATGTGCTATCAATGCATCAAACATTTGCATAACAGCGATACCACTCCCCTTCCAACAAATTAACGACACCGTTTTTGATTTTCATGTGACGACAAATAGGAATTGGATTATACTTGTCAGTATAATCTGATGCAAAACGCATATTTCCAAGGTCTTCAGTTATTGGCTGAGTACAGCCAACATCTTTTTCATCGATTACCTGTAGATTTGCCATACACATACGTTTTCCAAGAAACGATGGCTCGTAGCCAACGCCGTTATTGATGTTACGTATAAGCATTTGACGATACTTCGCTAACGACATGGACTCTTGGATTGATGTCATTTCAACCAAATAAACCACAACGGAATAGTTGACATCTTCCAAGCACTCAATTGACCTTTGATTCCTTGAAACCATGTCATTTGAGCCGTTGACCGTTACCCGTCTTTTGATGATTTTGTTATGTACATACAGGACAGCAGGTATTGTCTCGATTCCCGGATGCCAATAAGCATTATCAATAGCGCCCTTTAACGCAGCGAACGTCGGAACATCATATGTGACACTTTCTGCTCGCGTGCCCGGTACTGAAAACGATGCGTGCTCACCCGTAATCCGAATCACCATATAATTCGGGTCCACTTTAACCGCTCTATTGTGCTGACTCAACATATTCGCAGCATCGATAATATTTGACCGCCCAACTACTGGCAGTTGCATGAATTATCACCTCCGATAACTCAATTATATCATTTAGCAAATTTCACAGCAACCACTTTGCAGGCAATTAAAAAGCCAAATGAAAAAGTCGTCTACTTGCTTAGTAGACGACTTTTGTTGCACCCCGTGCGAGGTGTAAGCTCTGGTTCCGTTTGGCTGGTTTCAATCAACACACCCCGTGCGGGGTGCAAGGGCACTCGCATAGCCCAACCGGTTTTTGCGTAGGATTTCAATCAACGCACCCCGTGCGGGGTGCGACTATAATAGGGGTAGATTCCCAGCTTCAAGTTGCTATTTCAATCATTTCAATCTAATGCACCCCGTGCGGGGTGCGACAGCAAAACTATACAATTCAAGCGTATCTTGGCAACACGTAGGATGTACAGTTTTGCTAATTATGTGCTTCACATATTAAAGCACTCACCTACTTACTGCATTGGAACCACCCTCCAGCCATTGATTTTTGGTGCGAAGCTCCCAGTGATTTTATGTTCACTTAAGGTTCGCACCGATTCGATAACTTTATTATAGCACATACTGTATTACTCTGCATCCGCTTTTGCAGTTAATTAACCCACAGCCCAATATCAGCATCATAATCACCGAGATTATCCAGTACACACATATTAGTAATACCACTGTCATCAATAATAATTGGTGTTGTACGATTACACCAATATGTGTCATATTCATTACGATAGACTGTTACAGAGTATCGTCCAAGCATCCTAATGTCCATTTTTTCAACTTTACCAGATTTTATGCGGCCTATAATTTGTAGTGTTTCAACAAGCGGAATCACAATGGATACTGTATCATCGTCAATGATTTTAACAGATGCATCAACTTCGCGATAATCAATGTCTCGCTTGTTAATCATATTGATAATATTTTTTGCATCCACACCATTGGCTGCATACGTATAGAGCGTAGTAAATAACTACCGATGGCAGCAGGCGAATCAATTGGATTTTTCGTAAGCGCAGCAAGTGTAGCTTGTTGCCGACTGAGTAGTTCTCCCCTACTGATTGGCGTTTTTCCATTTGCGCGTTGATATTCTTTGGCTGGACCGTCAAACATATAGCACACACATTTATTTACATCAAGTCTACCATTACGATTGACACGTCCGGCAATTTGATAGACGGAATCAAGACCTGTTAGTTCACGGAATCCAATAGGAAAATCAAGATTTACACCACATTCAATAAGCGATGTTGAAATCACTTGACATCCAATACCATTTAACAAATCATTCTTTATCTGACTTAGAATTCGTTCTCTATCCTTTGGTGTTAAATTTGTTGTTAAGCAATACACCTTTTTCTTCGATTCATTTTTCAGGATGTCATAAATATATTTTGCTTCCCCTTTGTAATTTACAACACACAAACACTGATTATGCGCCAGTACCAGATTCACAAGACTTTCTATATTTATAGTGCCGATATCTTTTATGGCGCAACGTTCAAACGGTTTTCGAAACCTTTGAACATCAGATATTATTTCTTTCGGAGGTGCTTTTAGAAACCTTTCCAATGGTGGCTGCGTTGCCGTACAAAGGACAATTCGCGCACCATACTGATTTGCCAACACTTCAACAGCCGATAAGCATGGCTTTAAATATTCACTTGGCAACAGTTGAGCCTCATCGAAAATGATAACGCTATTCGCAAGGTTGTGCAATTTACGTGTTTTCCCCGGTTTTGATGAAAACAAAGACTCAAAAAGCTGAACATTTGTAGTAATAATGATTGGACTATCCCAGTTTTCTGAAGCAAGCCTCATTTTCAAACCATTGCTGTCGTTCTTGAAGTCAACAGAAGAATGGTGTTCAAGCACATTTTCTTCACCACCAAAAATATCTCTCGCAACTTCAGCGGTCTGTGTAATAATTGAGGTGTATGGAATCGCCACAATAATGTGCTTTATATCTGGGTCTGCCTTTGCTGCAGCAAGAGCATATCCGAAACTAGATACAGTCTTTGCACCGCCAGTAGGAATGCTCATTTTGCGGATTTCCCCTTTATGTGACAGACTTCCAGCATTGATAGATTCAAGCATCATATCCGTTCGCATGATGTTGACTTCTTCATCTTTCTTAATTAACTTCTTTTGGCGATTAACATTCGCCGCTTCTATCCATGGCTGCACATAATCCATATACCGTTGAAACAGTATTTCCATGCCATCATACGACTGGGACACTTCCCTTCCCCGCATAAAAGCTGCCGTATCAAGATAATCAGCATCTACCAAGCAAGAAAACAGCATCTTTGTGCGAATGAACGCTTCCATGCCAGTGGATGGTACTGCGTTAACAGTTGGATGCACTATCTTTTCATTTTTGGCTTTTACCGCTACTGCAACGACATCATTTTTCCTATTTGCTATCACATCAGATATCTGTTCTTCTACATTACCATAAGAGGATAACCCACCATGATGACCAGCAATTATTAAGCCATCCATTCTAGTTGTATTACCGCCATTAAAAGAAGCAACAGTTGCACCTAAAACGGAATGTGGTGACATTGGAGCATTGAGAGGGTCCAAAATATAATTTTGAAATCCATCTGTTGCCTTACCGATATCATGCAATGAGCCAACATACTCTGCTTCATCACCACAACCAAATGGCTCAGCAAATTTTCTTGCTAACGCTGCAACTGCATCACTATGGTTCTTTAAAGACTGAGTGCGTCCATCTTCTGATGTATGAGCTATCAAATTGTTCTTCATAAGTTGGGGCAAGAAGACCTGCAATTTTAGTTGCAGGAGGATTGCCTATTCACATCCTTTCAACAGGCGAGTTGTAACGACCACTACACGATATGTCGAATTATGTTTTAATTATATCATCCAAAAAAGCAATACGCATCCGCTTTATGCCCAAATACATACCGCCACATATTTCTTAGTACGGTATATGTTAGTTTAGCGAATACAGTGTGACAAATCAAACAAGTCACCAATATTACTAATTATTTTGTTTCTGTTGCTCCTTCATCAAAATTGAACATTTATTACTCACGGGTAAAAGCACGGCAACAGTAAGGCACAGAAGTTGTTGCTATGGACACATAATTCCACACAAGATTATGCGACAAAAAGCCCACTGCAACCTTTGCAAGTGGTAAACAATACAACTGTGACCTTAGTATGAGCCACAACATTGGCGTTCGCTACTCTGCCAGAGATTTGCTAAAACCCTTGTCCGTGATAGCAGGGTCTCCGCTTTTGGCTAAAGTTCAGGATGCGGAGCGTAGAATACAAGTTACACTTGCCACGCTTAAAGCTTTGTACCATGACTTGTCTCACACCGTACAACCAAAGAGAGATTTTTACACTTAGAAACCGTAAAAAAACCGTACTCGGATTTGCTACCCTTTTTGCCGCTCTTCCCTTTCATGTTCCTATCACCCACTAATTCACAAAAGGAGATTTTTTGTTTCCTTTTTTAAAAATTGCCTTTTCACCTACGCGACAATAAATACCATCTGTTAATATATTGCAATTAAATACAATATGTAATGCTGCAATTCTCCACTTCGCAAAATTTCAGCTCCGCCACTATTGTTATTCAGAACACATTTTCGATATTTTTCGAGACGGTGTTATAGATTTTGAAAAAAGAAACTCCCTTTATCAAAGCAAAAGCCATTTTGTTTTTGCACCGATGACTTTCTGCCATAGAGGAGAAAAGGACAAATCTCAACAAGGTTTCTCATATTTTTCAAAAAGTTTCTCCCTTTCTGGCATAGAAAATCATCAAAAAGTGAGTGTTTTGTTTCGATGCTTCGTTGTATTTGTTTTTTCTGTTTTTTGAAAAATAAAGCTCCCTTTATCGTGTAAAGCTTCTTTCTTTACACATTCATCCTCGTACTCTCCTGCTTCCATGTTACCTGTCAGGAACAGGATTCTTCCAAGAAAGAACATGCTTTTGCAGAAATTCAATATTTTGAAAAACAAGACTCCCTTTATAAAATCAAAAACAAAACTCCCTTTATCAAAAAATATCGCGTAATTAAGAAAAGAAACTCCTTTTGGTTGAATAAACTGTTTTGGCACATTTTATTTGGTGTTTGTTCTGCATACAGGATAATACGCGGCTTAAATTACAATGTGTCAACGACATTTCACGATATAACGATATAATACAAGCTGTTTTTAAAAAATAAAACTCCTTTTATCTTTCTTTCCACTCCCCTACCCTCCATGTCAGATGAGGCTTTCCATTGCAAAATCCGATTTTTGAAACAATAAAACTCCTTTTCTCAAAATTAGAAAAAGAGACTCCTTTTATGAAAGTGGGTAACTGTTGCATTTAGCAAGAAAGAACGACGGTAATACTGCAATCAGATTTGTTTTTGCGCGGAAGTAGTACGAGGTACAGAGATTCTTCGTCCAGAGCTCATTTTTTAAAAAATTTTCTCCCTTTATCTTACGGACAGTGCCTAAAAAGTGCAAGATTTATAACGATATATCGATGATATGTACTCTCATATTTTTTTGAAAACAAACCTCCTTTTATGGCTGACGCTATCGCTATAAACCTTTTCACCTCTCCCCTTCCACGCCAGTGATGCAAAAAAGTATCACGGCAGATATGGAATTTTCTCGGACTGTCCATGATTTTTACAACAACAAACCTCCTTTTCTCAATTTTTGAAAAACAAAACTCCCTTTCTTATTCTTAAATTTTGAAAAAAGAAACTCCCTTTGTCAGCACTTCCATGCTCGTCTTCCCTGTTTCGATAAAGAAAACCGATGCCTGATGCTTCGTTTGGATGAGGCAAAGTGTCATATCGGCCTTTATTTCACAACGGGACCTCACCTGAAAATTTTAAAAAACAAAACTCCTTTTATCGTATCCGCTGGCACTCCCCTCTTCCTTGACAGAGTTCAGAAAGCGCCGTTTAGTCATGGGTAAATCATCTAATACGGCAAGTTAGTCTGCCTTGTAAATGCTATTTGTCAGTCATACTCTATCTCAAAAGGAGTTTTGTTGATTACAATATTATCAAAAATTCTCCTTTTGACCCATCAATTCGACTCCCTCTGAAAGTGAAAAAAACTCCTTTTGAGCATCAATAAAACTCCCACCCTACATATATATAATAAATAGAAATAAAAAGATAAAAAATAAAATTATTATTTTTAAAAATAACGACAGACAATAAAACTCCCTTTATCATAAAAGGGAGAATCATATTGACAATTTCCCTTTTATGGTGTAGTATGTACTTACAAAAAAAGACCGAGAAAGCTTATAACAAGCGTTGTAGGATGTCGGACTTCATCTTATAGAAAGCCGGTTACTGTTTATGGCAAAGGAAAAGAAAACTGTTATCGAGGGAGAGGTTCTGGATAGTCAGAATCATCACACCCGTACTCGGAACAAATTATCCGTTACGAGTATGACGGTAGTGACCAAAAGTAATGAGCTGATACAAAAGACTCGTTACTCTCTTCCAAAGACGCAGCAGAAGTTGCTCCTTGCAATGATTGCGCAAATCAACCCCAAGGAAGACACTGACCCGAATAAAGTCTACACGATGTCTTTCAGTAATTTTTCACGCCTGACAGGTGCAGATACTCGCAGCTCGTCTTACAGGACTTATCTAAAAAACACCATCAAAAAACTGGCCGATTCGAGTTTCTGGGTGGATGATGGTGCAAAATCCAGTGATTTGTATCGCTGGATTAGCGGAGGAACGAATATCGACTTTGAGAATAAGACAATCAATATGCGATTCTCTCCGGAGATATTCCCCTATTTAACGCAGCTCAAGTCCAACTATACAAGCTTCGATGTAGAATATTTGCTTAAAATGAACAGCACATATTCTATGCGCATTTATGAGATTATCCTCTCTTATGATAACGGTGAGACGGATTACGGATACACCAATGGTATCGTGTTTCAGCCTGCAACGGACGAATTTCTGAGAGCCAAGTTTTCCAAAAGTGCAAAGCGTCTTCATGGATTCAAGTATAAGGTTTTCAATATACAGGATTTGAAGCTTCAGCTCTCCCCTGCTCCGGATGATGGCAAGGGTGGAAAACAGGATAAACCCTTAACAGAGAAGTATGCGAGCTACAAAGATTTTGATAAAAATGTTCTTACCAAAGCAAAAGAAGAGATAAATGCTGTTTCCAACCTCTGGTTTGATTATATTCCTGCGCGGATTGCCGGAGAAGGCCGCAAGGGATATCAGTTGCTCTATTTATTCATTCGTTATAAAACCGCTGATGAACTTGAGGAAATCAGAGAAAATAGTGTAGTATCTATCTATGATGATATTATCGTAGAAGACCGCAAAAACAGAAAACATAAAGATTCTGTTGCTGTTCCTGAAATTAACAAAGGACTGATATCTGCTGATATTTGCAAATTGTCGGTGACAAGAGCAACCAGAGAACTTGAAAAACTGGCAGACTATGAATCTATTCAAGATAAATTCGGAAATGATTTCGAGTCTATGATATCAGGTGTCCTTGTTTATGTGGCTAGAACATTGACAAATAAAAACCCAAGGAAAGCAGACCTTGCAAAAGAAACCTTAGATGCTTTAAATCGTGTTTTGGAGCATAATGAAAACCTTAAATATTGGGTTGTCGGCATGGCTCAAATGATGATTGAAAAAAGAGATGCTGGCAAGTTGAAGTCAGCGCAATACAATGCAGCTATCGTAGTTAATGCGATTGAAGATGTTAAAATCATTGAAGACGGAAAGCAAAAACTAAAAGTGATAGAGAACGGGCAGGCTGATATGTTTAACCAACATTGGATGAATCAGTTTGACGAATGAGAAATACTTTTCCATATTCTCTTTAATTTTACAAACACTCCCGCAGCCAGACGGCACGGGAGTGTTTTTGTGTAAAAATAAGGAGCAACAGAAACTATTAACTCTTGCGTTTTACTTTTTATATAAACAATCGTGTTTGTTTTCTGGACGGAAGAAGCGAATGTTGTTTATGTACATCCTCTACATGCAAGCAGATTTTTCGGCACATAACCAATAAAAATGTTAGAAGATATTATAAATATAGGAGCAACAGAAACATTTGCGATGAGTGTTTTACTTATAGAAGGCAGCGACATTTATCTCCTATATATTGTTGACATTACCTCCTCACATGCTATAATTAAAGAGTAGATAGCAACAGAAATTTTATACTTACAAAATTTACTTGTGAAATGAATGGAGATAAAAATGGGCGCAAAAATTATAACGATTGCCATTGAAAAAGGTGGCTCCGGAAAAACAGTGACGGCCTCCAACCTTGCATATCTGATGGGGGATGAGGGCAAAAAAGTGCTGTGTGTTGATACAGACCCGCAGGGAAACCTGACATTTGCTCTTTCGGGTGGAAACAGTATTACGAGTGGTATTTATCACGGAAAAGCGTTATATGATTTGTTTGACGGATTCAGGTACACCCATACACGAGACTACATAGTAGAAACCGAGTACGAAAATGTAGACATGATACCAGCAAGCAGTCAAACGCCTCGTATCAATAAGAGATTGCAGGATTTGTATGAGGATGCACAGCAATTTGAAGATGAAGACCCCAAAAAGCTATCAAGCATGGGCGACTTCCTTCTTTATTTTTTGAACCAAGTACGCGATGATTACGATTATATCATCATCGACACGCAGCCAACTCGCGACAGCCAAATACTTTCCAATGCCATCGCGGCTGCGGATTATGTGCTGATTCCAATGCAGTGTGATGCTTTTTCCGAAGACTCCGCTTTTCGTACCTATTCAATTTGCAGTAAGTTGAGCAAGGACCCGGCGTCAAGACTCAAAGGTATTGGTGTGGTTCTTACGATGGTAGACAAAGGCGCGGCAACACGTGAGACGCGGGAGGAGTGTAAATCAGAACTCGGCTCCGCACTCTTTGAAGCGGAAATCCCGATGGCTTTGGCGGTCAAAAGCTCTGTAAGAAAATGCGTGCCGGTCTGCTATTCAGCGAGAACGCAACCAGTAGGCAGAAGCTATGCCGCTCTTTACAAGGAATTGAAAGAGCGCCTTGATAAGCTGGAGGAGAACTGAAATGGGTATGAAGACTAAGCCGTCGAAGGCCAACGCAAAGAAAGTTGTCATGCCGAGCAAGGAAGCAATCATGGATTGCAATAATAATGAAGCGGGAGAACTTTTGCTCAGCAAACTTGTGAACGACAAAACTATCGAGTACGCCAGCAGAGACATCATGCTCTCCGATATAAGGCTCAATCCAGATAACGAAGTTTTCCGACAGGATGATAACGATGAGGATATCAGAACTCTTGCGGAAGATATTGAGAGGAATGGGCTAATGCACAACCTTGTCGTACTGCCACAGCAGGAAGGCAAGAATACGGTGTATATGTTGATTTCCGGTGAACGTCGCTATCGTGCTCTTAAATATCTGGAAGAAAAAGACGCAAGCTGGAATACAGTAAAGCATTGCAACGTTATCACAAGTGATTTAACAGATAACGAGAAAAAGGTTTTGCTTTACAGTGCCAACCTTCAGGTTCGCGGCGGATTCGGCAATGAAAAGATTCGCCGAAAAGCATTGGTAAGCTTTATTGAATGTCTGCAAAAAAGCCCATACAATCTAACAGAATCACAAGCAAAAAAGACAATCAAGAGCCTGAGTCCGGAAAATACCAAAACGCTGGATAGGGACATCAGAACAGAAAGAAACCTTTGCGCAGAACTTAAAGAATTGCTGGACAGCGGATATGTAAGCAGAAGCGAAGCAGATATCTACTTGCATTTCCCAAATGGGAAGCAGATGGAAATTGCTGAAAGGTTACAAAGGTTATTTACTGTTGATTGCTTTTCTGATACAAACAAACCGGACGAGCGCAACAGCGTTGAGGTACGGCGTGATAACCTGCACATCACATTCCGTGAGGCGTTGTTTGCTGCAACCAAGGCTGGAACTTTTGAAGAACTCGATGCAATGTTCGCAAAAGCTCTGGAAGATTATGAAACAGGATTGAAAACGCTCAATGAAAAAGCTGCTGAGTATGCTGCTGCGAAAGCAAATAATAGCGAAAAGCAGATGGAAGAGTTTGAGTACGATAATAAGAATCAGGCCGCAAAGGAAAAGAACGATAAGAAAAAAACAGTAAGGGCAGAGGTGTCTAAGAACGCTGCGGAGACCGTCGTTCAGAAAAAAGCACCGGGTATCAAAAGTCAACTTGATGCAATTATCAATCGCAAAAACTATGTGAAATCCCTAAAAAAACAGTCGCCGGAAGTTCTTGAGCAGGATATTCATGCATTAAATGAAGTTATCGAAACAGCAACAGTTCTAAAGGAAATGATTGAAAAAGCACAAAGACAGGACGAAGGGTAATGAATTTGAGCGCAGAAAAGCCAAACCGAAGACCTATCCGACTATGCTCCGCAGTTTATGATGTAATTGACAGTGAAGCAGCGTACCGTGGCGAAAAGGCAGGCACTGTAGCCAATCGAATGCTTGCCGATGAATTAAATAAGGTTGCAGAAGTTGGAATAGAATATTGTGTTGTTTATGGTTCGAGCAAATATAAAACCATCACGAAGGCTGATAGGGGAGGGGAGAGGTGGTACATAATCCCCACAAAAGAAGAAATAGAAAAGCACCTACCTTCTAAAAGTATGGGTGGAATGTCAAAACAAGTTAGTTTTTATTTATCAAACAAGCACCTTACTTTACTGGAGGAAATCGTGCGTTTGCAAAACATAGTAAAGACGATAAACATGGATGGCAAAATCCATACATTACGTTTTGCGGTAATGGGGTTGCTGCTTAATAACGAACTACTCTGTGAAACAGGCGATTGTATCAAAAGGTTATACAGATAACGCAAAAAAATAGCGCAAAAGCGGTTGCGAAGTGATACATACAATGATATAATAAATACATCGAGAGACGGAGCGACACAAACGGACACGCTACGCCACTCGATGTGAGAGTTGGCGACTTCTTGAGGTTGTCGTTAGACGAATCATGCTGGGCGTTCCTTTCTGCAAAACATAACCACGAATGCATCTATCAGTCGCCCGGACCTTTTGTATGAAAGGTAGAAAAGCTGATAATGCAAAACCGCTATAGAAATTGGGTTTTGATACGAGTGGCGAAGGCGGTTGCGTATCTTGCGCGTCATTTTTAGCAGCGACTCCTATGACAAACCACGAAAGAATCTATACAGCACGCTGCGATTGGGCATAGATATCCTGATGATAATACTGTATAGGTTAAGCCGCTATACAAATATTGTGCGAGTGGCGAAGGCGGCTGCGCACATTCTTGGGGAGGTGTCCGAGAGGTTTATGGAGCTGGTCTTGAAAACCAGTGACTCGTTAACAGCGGTCCAAGGGTTCGAATCCCTTTCTCCTCGCCACCGTCCGGTATGACAATAAACTGCCAACAAATGCCGGGTGTCATTTTTGTCATCCGGCATTTCTTGTAACATAATAAATCAAAAGAAAACATTGTAACGAGGTATTTTATTTATGAACGTTTTTAGAATCGTTGTTGGCTTTGGCGTACTTGCAGGCATTTTGCTTTTCTCTTATCATCTTTATAAAGACACTGTGAGCAACTATGGTCGTGTTGAAGGTGACAAGCTGGCAATTTACCTGTCTCTTGGCATGATGGTCTTTAGTACGCTTCTTGCTGGCATTGCGGCAATTATGATGATTCGCGGTTAAGTTGAAATTTCGAAGACAAAGGAGGTGAGCGCGGTATGAATGCAAACGAACAAAACCTAATTCAATACGTTATTGATGGAGATATCCGCAAAGCGCAAGAACAGGCAAAATCATTCTGGATAACACGAACACTGCCAAGGATAGCGTTTTCAAAGAAACAATGCTACGAAAAATGTCTGTGAGGCAAATCGGACAAATAGAGCTTCCATACAACATGAAAGAAATCGCAATCGCAGAAGATGTGCGGCATTTTCCTGAAAGCCGATTCATTTTGCGAGAGAGTGAAAAACAAGTGATTGATAAACTGTTTGCAGTTCGGAAGGCAGCTTTACAATTACAAGAACTTGGCATTCATTATACGTGTTCGCTTCTATTAGAAGGTGCCCCCGGAACAGGGAAAACCGAATTGGCGAGGTATATTGCATACAAGGCAGACTTACCATTCGTGTTTTTAAAGTTATCCGGAATTATAGATTCGGCACTCGGAAAGACATCCAAGAATATTGGAACAGTCTTTGATTATTGTCACCGGAGTTCTTGCGTCCTATGCCTTGATGAAATTGATGCAATCGGAAGTAAGCGCGGAAAAAATTTTGACGTTTCGGAAATGAACCGTATTACCATTGCCGTAATGCAAGAACTTGACAGACTGAGCAACAATGTTATTCTAATCGGAACAACAAATCGAGCGGATGTCCTTGATGAAGCACTTGTAAGAAGGTTTACTTTTAAACATCATGTAAAAGAACTGAGCAGGGGAGATGTAGAAGTCCTTTGCCGTAAATTCCTCACGTCTGTTCAGTACCCGATAGAACTTTGTACAGTTGAAACAATCACTGACGCAATTTATGCAAAAAGCAAAGCACCAACCGTAAATGATGTTGTAAGTTCATGCACAGACAACATCATCGAGTGGATAGTTGCAAAAAACAAATTGTAATATGTAAGCAAATACTACGAAATGTACACAACGCAGAAAGGAAAAGAGATATGGCAATCGACATAGAGGCACAAAAGCAGTTATTCAAAAACCTCGTTTCAAAGAATATTCATCGAGACGGTATCGACGAACTGATGAACTGGCTCGAAAATGAAACAGACTTTTTTACAGCTCCGGCATCCACAAGATTTCACTGTGCAGAACCCGGTGGATTATGCCTACACAGCCTTAATGTGGCGCGAGAAACCGTAAGATTGGCTCGAACATACAATTACAGCTCCGACGATACAGAGCGCAAATCTCCGCTTTTTACAGAAGAACAGTTGTATCTGGTTTCTTTGTTCCATGATATTTGTAAAACAAATTTCTATAAGGTAGGAACAAAAAACCAGAAAAATGAAGCAACAGGACAGTGGGAAAAAGTCCCGTTCTACCAGTGTGAAGAAACCGTATTTGTTGGTGGAAATGGGCACGGTGACAAATCCGTGTTTTTACTTGCTCAACACATCAAACTGTCCATTGAGGAAATGGCGGCAATCAACAACCACATGGGTTTTACTGCTGGCTACGAAATTGCCGTTGGAGAGTGCTACGAACACAATACTCTTGCTTGGATACTCCATGTGGCCGATGAAGCAGCAGCATATTGGTGGCGCACGTAAACAAGAGCAGCAAAAGCGAGTCAAAGGCTCCCGTGTACACGCGGGAGCCTTTTTGCGCTCTTAATTAAACACAAAGCGGTTGCGGAATGGTACGCGATATGGTACAATAAATACATCGAAAGAACAAAGGCTTTCCCGTTAGAAGTACCATAACACAAGCTATGTTCTATGAGATATGGGGCTATGGCGCAACTGGTTAGCGCTGGCGGCTCATAACCGCTCGGTTCAGAGTTCGAATCTCTGTAGTCCCACCACAGGAACCTTTAAATAAAAGATGTACAGTACAATTCACCTATAGAAATTGGATGTGATTAAAATGCAGTAACAATTCAGCGAACGCACACAAAAACGCATCAGTACACAATTTAGTATACAGATTGGTGCGCATCAAGTTGCGTTTCGTGCTCAATCAGTTGAAACAAATCGGCTGATAGTTTAAAGTATAAACCATACAGCAGATGATTTGTTTAAAATATTCGTAACAACACAACAACAAACAGCAAATTAAGGAGAATGTTCAAACAATGCGTAAGAAATTTCGTATGACGAAGAGCGCGGTTGCCGTTGCGATGGCGGCTACGGTAGCACTTGCTGCCACGGGCTGTGGTGCCAAGAGTGACAGCACAACCGCATCTTCTGCAGAAACCAAAACCAGTCAGAGCGAATCCAGCAATGCGGAAAGCAAAGACAGCGCTTCTGCAAGCACGGAAACGCCGAAAGACACTTCGGACGAAAAAGCTGCTGCATCCGAAGAGAACAAAGAAAATACCGAGGCAAAGGACAACACCAACAAAGATAACGGTAACACTTCCAACGCAAACCAGAATGCGTCTAACGGCAATTCTGTAAGTAATGGCAAGAACACCGCCACGAATCCGGTTGCTCCGACCAAGCCTGTTGCACCTGTTGTGGCTGCACCTGTTCAGCAGAGCGCAAACGCCACGGCTGGCAACACGGAGAAGAAAGCATCTCAGACCTACACCTTTACCGTCCGCAAACATGAGCCGTCTTGCACCACCGATGGCTATGACGAGCACATTTGCAACGAGTGGGGTGGTATGAACTACAACGACAATTATGTTCCTGCAATTGGACATGATTGGGATGCAGGTGTTGTCACCAAGGAAGCCACATACTTCGAAAAGGGTATCAAAACCTTCAAGTGCAAGACTTGTGGCGAGACTCGAACCGAGGAAATTCCAGAGCTGGATAAGACTTATCATATCAAGGAAGTTGTTGCGCCCACTTGCACCTCTGAGGGTTATACCATTTATGAGTGCAATGAGGTTCCCGGCTTGACCTACAAGGGTGAGTATACCGCAAAGCTGCCTCATAGCTATGATGACGGCAAGGTCACGAAGGCTGCTACCATTTACGAAACCGGTATCATGACCTATACCTGCAAGGATTGCGGCGCAACTCGCACAGAGACCATTCCTCTCGTCGAGAAGACTTGGCACAAGGGTAACACGATTGCTCCGACCTGTGATGATAAGGGCTATACCATCTATGTTTGCAACCAAGATGAAAATCTGACCGAAAAGCGCGATTATGTTGACGCTCTTGGTCATGATTGGGATGCTGGAGTTGTGACGAAGGAACCCACCTGTGACGAAACCGGTGTTAAAGTATACACCTGCTCTCGCGATGGCGCAACCAAGACCGAGGTTATTCCGGCGCTGGGTCATGATTGGGGCGATGGTGAGGTCACCAAGGCTCCTACCTGCACCGAAAAGGGTGTTCGTACCTATACCTGTGCTCATGACAAGAATCATACCAAGACGGAAGACATTGCTCCCCTTGGTCACGCTTGGAATGATGGCGAAATTACCAAGCCAGCCACTTGTGATGAAGATGGTGTAAAGACTTATCGTTGCACTCACGATGGTTGCAACGAAACCAAGACCGAGGTTATCCCGGCACTGGGTCATAATTGGGGCGATGGTGAGGTCACCAAGGCTCCTACCTGCACTGAAAAGGGCGTCCGTACCTACACCTGTGCTCACGACAAGAGCCACACCAAAACCGAGGAAATTGCTGCTCTGGGACACAGCTACGACGATGGCATTGTAACTACGGAACCGACTTACGAGAACGACGGCATTAAGACGTTTACCTGCAAGACCTGTGGTGACACCTACACGGAATCCATTCCTGCAAAGAAGTACACCTTCAAGACCACCGTTGTTGCTCCTACATGCACCACTGACGGCTATACCCACCATGAGTGCATTGAAAACCCTGCAAAGTCTTATGACGACACGATTGTTCCCGCAACTGGTCATGCATGGGTTGAGCACACTACGGAAGCAACTTGCAAGGAAGATGGTCATGTTGACCGCGTCTGCTCCTCTTGTGGTGCATCCGAGCAGGTTCGTGTTATTCCGAAGACGAATGAGCACAAATGGGATGCTGGAAAGGTCACGGTTGAACCCACCTGCGATGGCAAGGGCGTCAAGACCTTTACATGCACTGTCTGCAATGAAACCAAGACCGAGGAAATTGCCGCACTGGGACATGACTATTCCGCGGGCAACAATTTCTGCAATCGTTGTGACCTGAATAGCAGTTACAACCAGAAGGAGTGGGAGCAGGACATCTTCGAACGGACCAATGCTCTACGCGCAAAAAATAATCTTGGCACGCTTACCTACCGCGACGACTTGCAGTATGCAGCAGACATTCGTGTAAATGAACTCCTTCAGAACTATATCACCTATGGAAACTACGGCGGAGAACAGAATAACCCGCATGTTCGTCCAGACGGCAGCGGTGCAGCTACTGCTCTTGGGGATAAACAGGATTTGGAAACGGGCGAAAATGCCGCAAATGATGTAGGTCTGTTTGGCAAAGGGCATATGTTCTACCTCTGGACGCAGTCCGAGGGGCATCTTGCCGCCATTATGAACCCCGATGCAAACGGCATGGTCTGCGCACTGAAAGAGTACAATGGCCGTGTTTTCGGCATCCAGATTTTTGTCCGTGACCCGAACTATACCGCCAGCACTCAGTCTACGGTTAACAACGATACGCCCGTTGACAATGCGACAGACAATGATGCAGAAGATGAGCCGGATAAGCCGGAAGAAACCGTAGAGTACAAGGCTGATAAGGCAAATGAGGGTAACACTGCAAACGCAGAAGTTGAGAAAACGAGCGAAGATGTTGTAACTCCTGAGAACAAGGTAGATACAACGGAAAGCGACAACACTGAAGACAGCAACGACGCCAACGACGCCAATGACGCCGAAAGCAAAAAGTTGAACAGCGAGGACATGGTTGAAAGCGGTGAATCGCCGAAAAACGTGACTGACACTGACGACGAAGCGGCAGCTCTTATCGATGATGAAGAAATCTACTTCAACGATGACAGCGAGGAAGATGGCGCGTCCGAAGACGGAACCGTTGAAATTCCTTCCGAGACGGTAAACGACACTCTTTACGTTGCAAATGTTGCAAGTGTTGTAAATAATGAAATCGAACCTGCTTTGCCGGAAATCGTAGCCGAACCAGCAGAAGTCATCCCCGAAGAGACGGTTCCCGAACCGGAAGCTGTAGAACCCGCAGAGGAAGAGATTGTTTCTGAAGCAACCGAAGATGTGGCAGAGGAAATCACTCCTGATGTGGCAGAAGAAACAGTGACTGAAGAACCCATTACGACCGATGAAGTTGTAGCCGAGTAAGCAATACAGCACCGTACGAAATTGTTGTAAAAAAGCACCTCAGTAGAAACGTCTAAAACCGATACATACTGTGAAAACGCATCACCCTCAATGAGACTACCCAATGCTAGTTGGAATGTCTCACTTCTGGAAAGCAAGAATCCAACAAGCTGATACATCGTGTGAAAATGCATTAACCCCAACGAGACTACCTAAGTGGCATTAGGTAGTCTCACTTCTGGGAAAGTGTATGTAACAACGGTAACGCCATTACCGTGTGGGACCACATCCCGCCTTTCCCTCGTAACATTCTCTTTTTTACCATCCATCAAAATGTAAAAGGCAGATTGCAAGAAAATTGCGGTCTGCCTTTTACATTTGTGCTTGAGAAATGCTTTTCCGCGCTTTATTGGAAACATAAACCCGTTGACCATAGTGCTGAGTTATTGTAAAATAGAAGTATAAAAGATAGGAAGGAAAAATGACACAACACCCCGAAAACTCATGAAAGGCAGAAAGGCTTTATATGTCCATTGAAATCTACGAAAAAAGACCAATTACTGTAAAAGATGAATACTATGGAACATGTCAAATGTATCCTGTTATGATGCGCAAAGACGGAAAAGAACACCTTGTTATTCATCGGAGAGACCCACAACCAGAACCAGCTAACAACTTGCTAAAAAACGTCCTTCGTCTACTCGAAAAGTCTGATGGTCGTTATACGAAAATCTATGGGCCGCAAGACACGGCGTTTGAGACTATCCAAGAAATGATAATGAACCACCGATTATTCTACACCAAAGGAAACTTGTTTTATCCGGAACCAGAACATGGATTTGTCGATTTTAGAGGAACCATTGAAGAAGAGTTTACAATCTTTTGGTATCGCATTTTCAACGACGAAGATTATCTAAAACTCAAAGAAGTTGTAACCTTGATGCAAAACGACAAATATGATGAAGCAGAATTGAAGTTCTGTCAGCTTGGATTGTAAAAAGAAATATACATATCGCCCCTACAGGCGTTGCGCAAAAGCAACACTGTGGGGGCTTTTCTTTTTGTAATGTGGGAGTGGCGTATATAGAGTCAAAGCGGTTGCTGGGCTGTTTATAAAATGATATAATAAAGGTATCAAAACAGAAAGGAGTCTACTTATGGACGTCAAAAAGGAGAACAACATCGGAACGGAAAATTTAGACACTGAAAGCACGTTATTAGATACCTCCTACGATGATGACAACGAAGACACGGAAGATGAACGCACAACATTCAGTTCTGCGTATGAAACTGAAACAATCATCAATTTCAACAACGGAGAAAAGGAAGCGTCTTATTACACTCTAAATGTTCACAAAAAACAGATGCTTCGTGACCTCGCAAAGGAAAGGCCAGACGAAGTGAAAATCAAGGAATATCCAAGCGGAGCAGTAGAAGCAACCTTCCCAAAAACATGGATTAAAATCAGACCGCCGCGAATTCTCACTGATGAACAGCGTGCAGAGCTGTCCGAACGCGGAAAGATGCTGGCAGGCAAATTGAAAGAAAGTCGTGAAAAGAAAAAAAATGAAAGCAAATTATAATTTTGAAGTAATTCGTAACGAAAAGAAGCAGGAAAAGCTGAAAGAGGTAATTAAAAATTTCGACCTCAACAACGCAAGCATGGTAATTCTGTATCGGTATTACTTAATGAAGCTCATGCCACTTTTTGATGGGGAGATTCCTGATTTAAGCCAACGCATTGATGATGATTTCTGCGATGCAATGGCTATGGAAACGGCAGGATTTGTAAGCGACGCTGTAAACAACGCCGTTTCAGCCTTTATCGAAAACGATGGAAAAGAAAGTTTCCGAGTAGATTACGATGGAACAGAAGATGAGTTTAAAGAAGAGTTAGAGGATAGTGTTCTCGTTGAGTTGGGACAGCAGTTTGAACATGAATTCCTTGATTTCAACCATGAGACGGGAATTTCTCGTGCCGACTATGAAACATCTGCAGCTATCTTCATTTCAAACATCGAAGAAAGTGGAAGTAGCATTACAGAGTATTTTAGGGGTGCATTAACGGCACGTCCGGAATTGTGTGATAACGACAACGAGGAAAACAACAGTGTTGACGATACCGACGACAATTCGTGATTCAATCAACCAAAACAATGGAAAAGTTGTTCTTTTGAGCATCAAAAAGCAATGGCTGGATAAAATCCTCGCTGGCGAGAAAACAATCGAGGTCCGAAAAACAAGACCGTGGAAATTCGAATATCCATTCACAGTTCTTTGCTACGAAACAAAAAAGGAGGGCGGCTCTGGTAAAATCGTAGCCGCCTTTGTGTGTGATTCCATCAAAGATTTGGATTGCTTTACTGAACTTCCTGTTATCATTGACGGAACAGATATGCCGACAGTGACGCAAGAGTTTTGCTCAAAAGGGTGCTTGTCTTACAAAGAACTCTATAATTACGGACGAACATCTGGTCGCTTATACGGATGGAATGTACAGAATGTAGTTCCTATTGATGGAACACTCCAAGACCTTCATATTAGCCGCGCACCACAATCATGGCGCTATTGTTCTCTGGAGGTTTAGCAATGCAAAATAGCAGCTCCGACTTACTCATTAACAGCAAATACGCGATAGTATCAATAGACATTTACTTTCGTATTGGTGCTCAACCGGGAACAGATGCACCACCCAATTACATTGGTAGACACATTGTTCTTGACAGGGAAGCAGAATCAATCAAAATTGACGAACTTGAAAACATAAGAAAAGATATAGCAAGAACATATGGAGTACCAATCAAACAAGTCACACCAGTTGAGCCATCGGAAGTAGAACTGTTGATGGCACCAACTGACGGCACAATAAACTGACTCAGTTCAACCAACAAGAGGAGAAAAATTTAATGTCAGAATTCATCAATGTCATTGCCGGACGACCCGGCGCAGGGAAAACCGCATTTATCCTTAAAGATATTGAAGATTTCATTCGGGACCCAGAGCACATCGCGGTCCTGATTGACTATAAAATTCCAAGCAAGTATACGGAATCCATGCCCGCAAACCTTAGATTCTTTGATTTTTCCCATGCGAGCACCGGAATCGGGGGGGCAATTGATACTGTCAATGCCATCGGACTTAACGGAAAAGTCCGTTTATATTATGACCAGAATCGCTTCTCAATGCCGCATCACACACGTGAAATGCTCGTCGCTGCAGGAATGGCTGGCGTAGATGTTACGGTTACTGTTCAGAAATTTGACCAGATTGATGAAGGCGATATTACATGGCTTACCACTATGTGTTACTCGTACATTGTTTCAAAACATCGTCCACCACGACCTGCAACTGACGAAGAAGTTGAAGTAAAGTACAGAGAGGCACCAGAAAGTAATCAAGCAAACAATTCAAAGGAAAATTACGAATGGCTGAAAACGCGGTTTCAGAAAACAGTATAGAAATTTCTCCATCGACTGATGATTTCGGTCTACTGTGCGTTTGTGCTATTCGTTTCAGCCTTGGTCAACGAGAAGAAATTCCCCAAAAAGTTGTAGCGTTCGTCGAAAAGCATCTACCTGCAATGTCAACGGATACACTAAACAGCATCCTAAAAAGTATTCAAGAACACATTTACTTTGGCGGAATGTCATCATTAGGTGATTCGGATAATGCAAAAATGTGGCTAGACTTTTCCGATAAAATAGAGGAAATCCTAAAAGAGCACGAACCAAAATCCAACATCAAAATCGAAAACAATGCTGCATACATTTTGCTTCAAAGTGATACGAAGATACTTTTGCTTGAAAAAGACCCGAAAAGCAAAGAAAAGGGGGATTGGATAGAGAAAGGGAGTGGTATTCATGTCGATGTAGAAGGCAAAGTGCAAATCCCACTACCTGCACCAACCCAAATGAGCGATTGGCATGATGTCGCTCAGAATCAATTTCCTTTGCAAAACGAACCAGTTATTGCCTACAGTGAAGACGAGTTTTTCGCAATGCATTTGGAACAAGTATTTGGTCGAAAGATGTGGGTCGAGGATACCACGAAAACGGTATTCAATGGCATAACCAAATGGAAATATGCATCAGATTTTATTATGCCACAATTTTCTTGAAAGGAGCCCTTAATGGGACGATTTAACTTCAAACAACACACGGAAGATAACTACGAAGTATCTCCGTCACAAGCCAAGAAATGGCTTGAACAAAATAAGGCAAACCGCAGTGTAAACAAAGCCAAAGTAAAACAAATGGCTCGTGACATCAAGGAAGGACATTGGGACAGCACTCACCAAGGAATTGCGATTGCTTCTGATGGAACACTTATTGATGGACAGCATCGACTACTTGCGATTGTTGAAGCCGGAAAAAGTGTGAAGATAAATGTCACATTTAATGCGACAAAATCATCACACATTGATTCAGGCACAATTCGCACCATGAGTAATCGTTTACAGATGGGAGAAGAAGGTATCCCGTGGGTAAATCAGAGCATTACTGCTGCAGCGAGAGTCATTGGTGTAATGTTTCCGAAGCTAAACCTAAAAAATGAGGAAACTCTTCACGATTGGCTAAGTCGATACAAAACGGAAATCGAAACGGCTTTCAAATATGTAAGGAAAGTTCCCATAACGAATCTGAATTCTGCAGGAATTACAGCGGCACTTGTTACCGCCGCTATTAACGGCGTTCCTGAAATCTATATTAAAGGGTTCATGGAAGTTCTGTATTCAAGCTTTGCCAAATCCCCAGCAGATGTTTATGCAATCAATTTGCGTGATGAACTGCAAAAATACAAGAAGGGACAGACGGCGGGTAGCGGTATTCAACGATATGCGTACACACGAACGTGCAATCGCATCAACCAGTATTATATGTCGGCTACGGGTCAGCGCGTTGCAAAACGTATTGTAGACGGCGCTTTCCCCTATGATATCCCGGACAAAGATGGAAAAATGATTTACCGAAAAGGTAAATTACAGACACAGTAATCATGGCGAAAACAGAACTCACTAAACAAATCGAATTAGCATTGCAGAAATGGAATCCAAACAGTTATGGTGGATATCGAACAGATTCTTTTCGCAAGGGAATAGACGCATTGGAAGTTCCGGTAGAAAACGGAACGATAAAAGGCGGGCTTATCGACTTTGTTAGAGTACAAGAATGCTTTGTTCAAGAAAATAAAACAGAAAAATGCAAACTGGAAAGACTTCTTGACAACGACTGTGAATTTACACCACCAAATATCCAGCAGTGGGCAAGAGAAGCAGATTGTCCAAAGGACACAACAACACCAGATTTTTGTAAAGGAACGTGTACAAATAAATTTTGCAAATACCATAAAACAAACCATGATTATGAAATAGATACGGTAATAACTTGCGTAGAAATAAAAATATCCGTGTCCGATTTTCATAGTAAGCATGGACACAATATGGTAGGACACTGCAATTACTATGCACTTCCTGCAGAAATGTACTCAAAAGTTAAAGCTGAAATTCCAAACGATATCGGGATACTGCTTTACCTATCAAATGGAACAATTCGAAAAAAGGTCGAATGTGAACCAAAGGTATTGTCTGAAAAAGAGCAAAAGCAGCTTATTTTTTCAGCAACAAAACGGTTCGCAAAGGCAAAAAAAGAGGAGGTTCTTAAACTTGAAATTGAAGCAATTAAAAAAGAAAACACGTGGTCAGCACAAAAAGGCATCGGTTGTAAGCCGTTTGATGATGCCTGAGATTCGTTCGAAAATCCTTTGGACATTGCTCTTTATGCTGATTTATCGACTTGGGTGTGCCATCACAATCCCATTCGTCACAACCGCATCACTTGAGAACATGTTCAGTAGCGTTTCAATTTTGGACTACTATAACTTGATTTCTGGCGGTGCTTTGTCTCAGTGCGCTGTTTTTGCCATCGGTGTGACGGCGTACATTAACGCAAGCATCATTATGCAGCTACTTACAGTTGCAATCCCAAAATTAGAAGAAATCAGTAAGGATTTCAACGGAAGAAAGCAGATTGATAAGATTACTCAGTATGTTGGATGTGCTTTAGCTGCCATCACAGCGCTTGGCTATTTTATGATGATGCGCAACTATGGTGCAATGAAGTACACTTCCGGGTGGAAAATGTACGCAGAAGCACTCGTTATCATGGCTGTTCTCGTTGCAGGCGCACAAATCGTCATCTGGCTTGGCTGGATGATTGACGAAAAAGGGCTTGGTAACGGAATCTCCATGATTATCTTTACGGGCATCATTTCTCGTTGGGATGGAGTCATTTCTTTGGTAAACAACTCTATTGCAAAGGCTCAAAGCATCAGTAAAGCATATTATTTGATGATTCCCGGAATTGTCGCATTTGTGCTTTTGGCAACATGGTACGTCGTCCACACAAGTGATGCCGAACGGCGAATCCCGGTTCAGTATGCAGGTAAAGTAAATGGACGCAATTCTTCCGCATCACAAAGAAGCTATATTCCGTTGAAGCTGATTATGTCGGGTGTTATGCCCATCATTTTTGCATCGACACTTTGCAGTCTGCCGTCTATTGTATTGATGTTCATCAAATTTAGCGACCATCCAAAGTTGTATACTATGCTTTATGCTTGGCGCTCTACGAATCCGTGGTATGTCGTTGTTTTTGTGATTCTCATTTTCCTGTTCAACTTGTTCTACATCAGTATCACATTTGACCCGATTGCAATGGCAAACAATCTCCGAAAGAATGGTGGTAGTATTCCGGGTATTCGCGCAGGTAAATACACAAGCGATTACCTTGAAAAAGCATGTCATTCTCTTGCAAGCTCCGGTTCGTTTGTCTTGTCTGTGATTGCTTGTGTACCGATTATCGCTTCTGCCATCACGGGATTCAATATGCACTTCGGCGGAACAAGCTTACTAATCGTTACAGGAGTTGTATTGAGTGTTGTTGAATCCTTGAACAGTCAGTTGGTTGTACGCCACCACGAAGGATTTCTTTCATAAGATAAGAAGGAGGTATAAAATTGAGTGCCATGAGCATTTTAAAAGGTGCTATTTGCATCGTCCTTTTCATTGCATCGCTTTTCGCAATTGCCGCAACACTTTTGATGGACAAATCAGAGGGAGATAATCTTAGCGTCATCAACGGCATTAACGAAACAATGCGGTCAAAAGTCACTAACACAAAGAAAAACACTCTAAACCGAATTGTCATTGTGACGATGACAATCATTCTCGCATTGACTGCCATTGTATATGTCCTTTCCGCAAAGGGGGTGCTGTAATGGCTAAATCGTCAGCGAAAGAGAAGTTTTTTTCAGCCGCTAAAGCAACAAAAAAATTCATCTTCGGAATCCCACATTTTCTTAAAGAAATGGTAGTACCCTCCAAGGTCACGTGGCCCACAGCTAAGGAAACGACAAAACGGACAGGTGTAGTTTTGGTCGTTAGTGGAGTTTCTGCTGTTATTATCCTTCTAATGGATACAGCGTTCTCGCTACTGATGAAAGTTCCTTTCCTATTCTAACGGAAACAGCATTTTCCAATGTTGGTATAATAACCAACGCACAAACCATATAAAAATCAAAAAATATTAAGCAAATCCACCACAGGCAGCTTTTATGAGCAGTTAATGCACATGAGAGCTGCCTTTTGGTTTGTGTAGACGAAAACCTTAAAAGGTAAATATAAGATGTTGCTATGTCAACGGAAAGGACCTAAAAATGTACTTTATGGAACTCGCAAACAAATTAAAAGCAAGAAAAAAAGAATACACATGCTTTATTCGTAGAGATAAAGAAATCTTTGCGTTTTCTTCAAAGAACCCATATTTTCGTGGTGAAAAAGACTTCTTAACTGTAAGCGACGTGTTTGAAAAAGAACGCACGAAAAAAATTGTTCCGAAAGCAACGGATGATGCGGGCTATATCACATACGTTCTGCAGGAAGTCGTAAACAGAGAATTATTTTCTCCGAATATGTTCGCAACTTACAGTAGTGCGTATGACAAAATGGAACGTATAATGCAGAAAAACTTCATGGTGGATTCGCTCGCTGACTTAGAAGGAGACGGCGAATGGTGCATCGAAAAGCGCAGTGCATGGGCGAATGACTTGCCGGTTACGCATGCGTCGTGGGATGCCTTTATCAGCGCTATTTTAAGCGACAGTCCCGCCCAACTGATTAAAGAGTAAGGGAGACTCAGATGGTTAACAACAAGAACCTATTTGATTACCGATGCTGGATAAACAATGCTGGCGAATACATAGCAAACGCAAAGAACTTTCCTCCTGTCGTAAAGGTTGTTGCGTCTCTGCAAAATTTCGACTGCAGATTATGCGAAGAAGTCATTTCGACAAACGTAAAAAAGAACCCACAATATGGGCTGCTGATTACCGCCATTTATGACAAAGATTGGATTGTCGATACGGCAAAAAAGTACAACAATGAACTTTCAGATGACACCATTATGGAAGCTTTCAGCACAGGATTCATTCAATTCGGCGAAACGGTGTTTTGCGAAGTTCATGAAGTTCTCGGAAAAGTGCAAGGATGCGCACAGTGCTATGACCTTCGCATTCTTGTTGCGTACAACGCAAAAATGGACTGGTATGAATTGAGCGTTTTTGTTCCTGTTGAAGAAGATGCAATTACGACTTTCCCAGATATTTTGCAGAGATACAAGCTCGCAATTCGACAAATCGAAAAATATCTGGATACAAACGCATATGGCGAAAAGGCAAAACATTTTGTAAAAAATATTGTAACGCCATACAAAAAACAGAATTAACACAAGCCAAAAAACATTCAAACCAAAAGGGAGAGAAAAATGATGAAAAATGAATTTGACTGGCATATCCAGATTAACAAGATGCAGAATCTCAATGATATGATTGGGAAACAGCTCGAATGTGTGGATGCGGAGCGCCTTGCCCATACGCGCCAAAAGAAAATCCGCAGCAAAAAGCGTAAAGATACATTTGTTGCAGCAAAGCGCCGTCACAACCTCTGCGCAAGCAGGGGAGTAGGTGGCAAACACACGGCAGAAGGCTTTATGAAAAAAGGATATACTCATGGTTCATTCCATGAAAACCCTTACAGCCATTACGCCAAACATGGGCTGAAAAATAAGGCTCCCGCGAAAAACTATTCTATCTCTACTTATCGCCGCGAATGCGCAGTAGAAAACAAGATGATGGAGTACATGAGTGAGGAACATGAAAAGTTCGAAACTTATTTTATGTACGATGAAGGAAACGAAGGAGATATCTTTTATCATGACCTTCTGAATTTTATTCGCACAGCTTGTTCTGCGACAGAAGAAGAGCTTGCAGATTGCGGTATTGTCGAAATGATGGTCATTGCATATCAGCTCGGAGAAGCAAAACGCTTTGGAATCAACGAGGATGATGTGACAGCTCCCTGCGTTACATACGATGATTGGGGTGACCCGATTACACAATACAAGCCGATTCGTTTGCACAGCACGGCACAAAAACTTCTTAACCGGGGTTGGGCAGATAACTACACAGCCATCGAAGACAACCAGTGGTGGGAAGATTTCTGCGATTTTGATTGGCAGTCTTTGTGATTAGGAGGGCTAAAGAAACAATGTGTAAGTTTGAATTTAAAACCTACAAACAGAAGAAAGAAACTGTTGAGACTTTTGAAGACAGTGTTTGCAACGGCATCCCGAAGGGTAGACGTATGCTCAAAAAGGCATTTGAAGACAATGCAGGGTGTGCCGAATTCTGGCTTCACGGCGACCCAAATGAGAGCGGAGAATATCGTCGTTCAGTCCTCGTTTTTGCATTCGACATGAAAGACCACGATGCCGTTTCTTACTTTGTTGGACAGAAATGGCATACAAAGAAAATTTCCGAGGAGGAACAGAAAGCATGGGCAAACTGATTGATACAGTTCTCAGCTCCGGAAAATCTACAACATCTGAGAAAGCGGAAATCATTCACATTTCACTGAAAGGCAAAGAACTCGGTTCAAACTCTTTTGTTGGAATGTTATTAAAGCAGGTTGCCGAAAACGAACAGGTGAGTTTGGCAGAAGCCAGTGCTATACTTGGTTGCCTTACTAAAAAACCTGCAATCATCTACTTTGATGACATCATGGAAGCCAGCGATAGAACGCTTTTAAGTCCCGGACTTTTGATGGAGTTTGGAGCAGACATTAGGGCTTATTGCCCTGAACAGTGGAGCGTTATCATTACCAAGAGCGTTGAATCCGCAAAGGGATGATTCCAATGTTGGTATAATAACCTCGCACAAATAATGTAAAGTTTCAAAGAATTCAAGAAAACCCACATACAAGAGAGGCTGTTTCCGTGATTCACAGAAGCAGCCTTTTTATTTGTGCAAAGAAACCGTCAAAACTGACGGGAAAATTTTAATAGTCGCAACATGCGGCAGAAGGAGTAATGTATGAACACCGAAAGCAACAAGAATAACAATATTTTCAACGACGACATTTCCATTGGAACGATTGTCCGAGTTCGCAAAAGCAAGAAAAACGGAAAACTCATGGCCTATAGCGAATGGGGCAAAGTGATTCTCATTCCCAACCAGAAAGGGCTTCATGTCGGTTTCGCAGAGGTCACGTCCTTCTCTGACAGGGGAAACTATTATATCGCAACTGTAAAAAATGTTGCGTACGATTTTTATCAGGACTATGACGAGAACGGTACAACAGCCGTTCCGTATGATGAGTTCAAGGAAATCTTGAAAACTCAAGGCTTCAAACCGGAATACAGCGAACCCATTGATGAGAACAACGTTTTCGATGTATACTTATGATTATCATAAATAATGATGGTGACTTGCTCACAATTCGCGAGTTTATCGAATGGGAGTACAACGGCGGAAAAGGTGATTTCCAACCACATACAACAACCAGAACTTGGAACAATTTACCCGTTGATGCAAAAATCGGGTATGTTGCTTGCAGTGTGTACGGAGACATTGTAGGAAAGAGCAAATTGTTTCTTAAAACGGACAACAAAACATATCTCCTGCACAATGCTCAGAACGACGTGAAAAAACTGGAAGCGATTGACGAATATCTAAACGAAGTATATCGCAAAGCAGAGCATTCGTTCAAAAGCAAAACCGGAACATCGTTCAATCAAACATCGCTAAATGTCCGACTTGACGCGATTGCTCAATACATCGAAGACAACTTCGATAAATGTATCGGAGCTGCGAAATGTGCAATTCACATCTCAGAAATTTAACGCCTAAAGCCGTCCACCAATATGGGTGAGCGGCTTTTGTTATGCCTGTTGGTATAATAACTAACGCACAAGCAAAGTAAAAAACAAATCGTTTAAGATAACCCATCAAAGATAAGAAGTAACTTTTATGAGAAATCGTGGAAGTTGCTTTTTTGTTTGTGCGAGAAGAATCCGTCACAACAGACGGAAATATTTTAATGGTCACATCACTGTGACAGAAAGGAAGGAAAAGTGAAATTGTACAAAAAGCGAGACACAATTCTCGCAATTGTCTGGGACCCAGACAACGAAAGTGCTTTTCGTGAAATTCAAGAATTGATTGAAAAGCAAAACCGAATGTACCAAATGAACTACACAGTAAACAAACTTGGGTACTCCCTAATCATCAGCCAACAGTTTGAGCAGAATACGATAACGCTTGCTCCTTATGAATACCTTGTAAAAGGCAACAATGGAAACATCTTCAAGATGCAGTCGAAAGAATTTGACCTTCTTTATTGCGAGGCAGAATCAGATAATGCAAAAGAGAAAGAATCTTCGTACGGCAAAATGCTGAACACATTTAGGAATTCAAAAAGCATAAAGGTTGCAGATATGGATGCTTTTCTGAATTTTTACTGCGTCAGAATGACAGACATCAGAAACGAAAAAACACGTATCAGAGTGTTGATAGACTGGATGGATGTCGTTGAAGCATTTGGATTGGATGAAGTAGTCAGAACGAATGACGATTTCATCACAAGCTACATAGAGTGGCATCCGTCTTTGAAACACGATTCGTGCATAAAATTGGTTTTTGTCTACAACACTGCGAACGAAACGATTACGTTGGATGTTGATATGACACAAGAAGAGTACCAAAAAGCTGCGAAACGTTTCGTGGACCAATTTGAAATCACATTTGGTCGCAGTCTTGAATCTGAGTGCAATGCCAGACTCTCCCATTGTGATTTGGATGCACTCACGGGTATTCCGTATGGAAAACGTCAATAAAAAAAGGTGAACGCTATGCAGATAACTACAACTGATATCATTGCCACACTTCGTGCAGTGGTAAACAAAAACACAAAGCTCTACAAAGAGGATTTTAAGCAGGATATCAAAATCTTTCGCGAAGCAGCAAAAAATCCAGACACTCCAGAAGAAAAGAGAACATTCCTTTGGCTAAGCAGACCTATGGGCACTCTTTGTGTGCCGGAGCGTGATGCGTTTATCAAGGACACTCCGAACTACATTCGTTGGAACTATTACCGTGAGTTTGATAGTTCGGAAGGACAAAGCGCCATTGCTTACGTTGTCGTTGTTGATGGAAAAGTTGGAAATAAAATTTCCGGCGCAGTCTATCCAATTGATTACATCAAGCATTCTGCACATACCACAAAGGCAGCAATACGAACAGAAAGCAAAAAAGTCTCTTATGAAAAAGGAGACATCATTCTACCGAGTGAGAAGTCTGCATGGTTTGAAGATGAAGAACTCGGTGCGATTAAATCCATTGAATATCTTCCGGTAAACCAAGAGGCTTTGAAAGAAGTGCTGCGAGCTGAAAAAGAACGACGCACCAAGCAGGCAAAAAACACAAACGTAAGCATTTGAGGTAAAAAATGGAAAACAAAGCAATTAAATTATTTGTAGACATGGATGGGACACTCGCAACTTGGAAGTTAGCGGCCTCAATGGAGGAGTTACTTCAAAAGAATTATTTCCGAGATTTACCTCCATATCAATCAGTTGTCGAAGCTATACGACTTATTATCAACTGTAAGCCAGAAGTTGATGTTTATGTTCTTTCGGCGTATATGCCAGAGAACGAAACATCTGTCGATGAGAAAGGCGAATGGCTTAACGAGTTTCTCCCAGAAATCGACAATGAACACCGTATTTTTGTACCATGCGGATGCAGTAAGGTTTCCTTCGTTGAAACTCTCTTTGACTGCCATGTAGATGATAGCTTCGTTCTTTTGGATGATTACTCTATCAATCTGCATGAGTGGGAGAGAGGAAATGGACGAGGAATCAAGCTTCGCAATGGAGTTAACGGCACAACCGGAACATGGGTGGGGCATGAAGTGACAAGGTTTGAAGCCCCAGAACATATCTATCGGCACATATGCGACATTATGTTGCCAAATGACTAAGGGTTATACCCGGAAATGTAAGGAGCACAAAAGATGTATAAAATTTTGAAGCGCGGATACTATTACGGCAACACACATAAACCAGAAGAAGAATTCTTGCCGACATCATATCCAACAGAAGAGATGGCGTATATGGCGGCAGAGTTAAGTGCCTTCGAGGCCGCACAGGAGCTTAATTTCAGCAACCGGGAAAACAACGGTAGTGCAGAAAGCGTCTTCTTTGCAGTCGATGAAGACCAAGACGATTTCGACTTTGTGGTTCGTTGCTGGGATGGCGATGATTATCAGGTTGAAAGCCGCTATAAGGTTGTTGAAGAAAACTAGGAAGGATGTGAACGGGCAATTTTCCCATGACTGAAGTCGCGGGTCTCCTTGCCCATACTTATGAAATTTTCGAACAGAAAAAGCGACGAGAGCGTTGATAAACGCGTACAGTTCTTACTAGATTCGATTTATGAAAAAGAGGGCTTTCGTTGCAAAAGACCAAACGACGAAAAAATCGATAAGCGTGGAGTTGACATTATGCTTCACTCACCCAATACGGACTCAATCCTTTGGGTTGATGAAAAATGCGCAACACACTATTGGGACAGAAACCTCGATACCTTTAGCTGTGAACTAACTTGCAATCGAACAAAGGACCACCTTGGTTGGTTTGCACAGGAAAGAAACGGCTACAGTGCAACAACACATTACATGTTTGTGTGAGTCAGAGCACTTGAAAAGGAACTTGTTCACATCAGCTCATTGGAACTTGCTCTGATTAACAAACATGACCTTCAGACGTACTTTCGACTGTCTGCAGATTGCAACGCAGATACACCAACAAGCGAGGTTATCACGAAACTGTTCGGACAAACTCCGGTAGTTGAAGTGAATAAAAACTTAAAAGTGAGAAAATGCGAAATCTTCCCGGAATTTCCGGTAAACGCAATCTTCTCGAAAGAGCTTCTGTTGGATATGGCTATCTGGTCAAAAACATACGATAGATTCGAAGTACGTGATGCTATTGTTGCACACAAAGCAAAACTCTTTAAGGAAAGAGAGGAACTTCGGAAATGAGCAATAAAAGAAAAGACTACATCTCTTGGGATGAATACTTTATGGGAGTTGCAGAACTCTCGGCAATGCGAAGCAAAGACCCGAACAGTCAGGTTGGCGCATGTATTGTACGGGACAATAAAATTCTATCCCTTGGTTATAACGGAATGCCCATCGGATGTGGTGACGACATTATGCCTTGGGGGAGAGAAGGTGAAAATCTCAATACTAAATACATGTATGTATGTCACTCGGAGCTGAACGCAATTTTGAACGCAGGAAAGGATTTGCATGGTTCTACCATGTATGTCACGCTTTATCCCTGCAACGAATGCGCAAAAGCAATTATCCAGTCTGGTATCAAAAAGGTCATCTTCTTGGATAACAAGTACAAAAACACCGAAAACAATATCGTGGCGCGATTCCTTTTCAAGACTGCTGGTATCGAAACTGTCCAGTACACAAAGTCAAGTCGTGAAGTATCGTTGTCGCTCTAAGCACTATAAGCCGCTCACTCTGTGGGCGGCTTTTTCTCGTCTTTTGTTGGTATAGTAATAAGAGAAATTCTAGGGGGTTACGAAATTGAGTTGCTTGGATTAAACCACTCGATTTTGTAAATACCTATCAACGAAAGGATAAAAATGCCATGTTTACAATGATATTTGTAATAGTCTTTGTGCTGGCGTTGCCCGGAAATGTTACGATGTTCACAAACGAAGCTCGCGGAACATCAGTATCGGGCGAGAAAAATGTCACAAGAAATTTGGAAGATGAAAATCAGTGGTATGACGGCGTAAAGAATGTCATAGGCGATGCAAATGGAGATGGCACATTTACTCTAGGAGATATTGCTTCAAGTGTCATGTCATTTTTCAACGGAGGGATATCACAAGAAGACAAGAGTGCAGCAATTGCAGAAGATGGAGGCGTTGCTGCTTATGATAAAGAATATACGGACTATACAGATGCCTTCAACTCTCTGACGAAGCTAAGCGCAAAGGCAATGAAGAAAGGCATTGAAAAAACCACGAAAACAGCAAGAAAACGAGCAGAAAAAGTACAGTCCTCTGGCAACAAGATAGTTGATAAGCTTTACAGCTCAGACGATTCTGAATATACAATCTGGGATGGCGATGACTACTGGGATTCATGGGAAGGAACAATGTATGAGGGTCATCAAGAGTATAGAGCTGGAACATTCAACTACAACGATGGAAATACATACAGAAACAGCTATACAGGTGATGAAACAAATATAACCGTTAATACCCCTGTACAAGATGGAGACGACGAAAGTGTAAGCCAAGATTTGGCAATCAAAACAGTAGTTCTTCAATCATGCGCAACAAGCGCAGTTACAAAAAAAGACTCTGACGATGCATCTAGTGACAGTACCTCCGATACCAGCAATGAAATCGGAGTCTATATGGATTTTGGTGATAGTGATGTCACGGAAGACGACAAGAAAACCGCCGAATACCAGATGACTCGTATTATTGCAGAAGTTGCGGGAAGAGGACTGTCCATGTCTGATTTGAAATCAGATGAAGAAACAGATAGTATCTATGCCATAACAATGACTGCGACACCGGAAGTAAGCTATAAACGGCAAGCAGTAGAAATAGAGTATGATACAGGACAAACAAGAACTGAAACAGAAGAATTTTACAACGAATATCTTCACGAAAAGATGACACGTCAGGTTGAAGTTCCTATAATGGCATGGCGTGTTGACCATTATGATTGCTATGTAGATGTTACAGTAACACCGACCTACAAAGTTACCCTTGCAACAAACGTAAAACAGAAAATCATAGATACCATGGAAAAGAAAATGCAAAGCGATGAAGACAAAACCGCATTTGAATCAATGGTAAGTGATATGTTTGATACACAGTATGAACAAGTGTGTACATTATACGGCGTACCGTCTTTTGACGATTATAATAACGGAGGAGGCGGTTCATACTCCTCAATGACTCCAGAGGAAGCCGCCGCACTTCTCGAACGGTTACAAAATTTGGATGGACTTTCATCACGGCAACAACAAATCATTGATTTGTGCTATAAATTGGTGGCGGCAGGAGATGACGTGCAAGCAGTTGCAAGAAGTCTTAATATCCGCATTGAAGGCGGCAAATGTCAACGATTTGTGGCTGACTTATACGCCTCCGCAGGTCAAACACGAGTGTCATACGGCTCAGCACAGGACGCCGCAAACACATTAACATTGTATCAAACAACACCGGTAAACGGTTCATGCGTTTACGCTTATAGTTCATCGGCACCAAGCGCTGGACATGTTGGAATCTATATTGACGGGCAAGTGTACGAATGTATAGCAGACAAATATGGAAATGGTCTGTTCCATGTTATGGACTTTGAGGCTTGGAAAGCTCAAGGCTATATCACATATCGCGGCTGGGCAACAAACAACTGGGACATTTCACAATAAATACCCTATTTACCGAAAGGAAGTGAAGGGAGAGGTTTTTCCCGCAATTTATGAAGAAAAAAATGAACACAAAAGAAAAACTATCTGTAATTGCACTATTTTTGCTAATTGCAATTATAGCGGTTACAACGATTGCACTTTTCTTCTTAAAAAAGCCAAATGATGATACAAAAGAGCAGGTTGAAGTAACAGAAACACCGCAACCTGAAGCAACTGCAGAACCAACGGCTGAACCAACAGAACAAAACTTTGAATTATTGGAAAGCAAAGCTCCAACAAATCAAGGTATAACAAACTATAGTGAAGTAAAAGGCGAAAATGGACTGAGAAAGGATGAGAACAAAACCTTTGTTGATGAAAACGCAACAGATGAATACATTGTAAGTGATGTTTCCACACTCGTAGGGAATCACGTGTATCGTCAAAATGAAACGATGGCAACCATTAAAGAGGGTAGATTCTATCAGTTTTATGGCAATGAAATAAGCTGGTGTGATGCTGATGGTTGGTCAGACGACCTATATCTTCCGAGAAAAGAATTCACCGGAGAAAGGGTCTATGTTGTTGATTATCCGGACGAGGTTGAAAAATTTCATACACAATGGAAAAACGGACAAGCAATTCTAAACAAAACCGAAGAAGGTAAAGAAGGAAACATCATCCTAAATGGTCGCTTATTAGAAAACTGCCAATTCATTAGCTATAACAACGACTATTATATCCCTTTGGCAAATATCGCTCAGGAACTCAATAAACAAGCTTGCTACAAAGATACCACAAATGCTACTTACGATATTCCATTGGAAACAGGTGATGGTCTTTCAATTTTAAAGGTTCCATATGATGCATCCACCATTGGATACGTAACCAATAAAAAATTTACAGCCGGAAACAACTCGGAAGATGCTGGTGATGATGCATGGACAGAAGAATTCCACGCGGGAGCAGGAAATTCCTGTTATGTTCCACAATCTGAGTTGTCGCGTTACACAGGCTGGTACATCTACACAAATGGAAGCGTGGTTTCCATCGTAACAGACAAACTAAGCGTTACCGATAACGTTGTGTGCAAAATGGACCAAGGAAATCGCTCAGCAAAAGCTCAGATGGAGAATGGCGGAACAGTCACACGGACCAACACAGCGGATGAATTGGAAAGAATGCTTGGTACAGATGCTGAAGATACAAGTTCAGAGTCTAACACAGAAATTTCGAACAGTATAGACGTTCAAAAAGAAGATTCCACAGAAGTGGAAAACTAAACAAAATTAAAGCCGCCCCATTGGGGGCGGCTTTTTACTATTTAGGGTATTTGTATCAACTTGTTGGAGCTTCTTTATCGAACGCCACAACAAGTTGAGCGCATTTTAAGGCTGACGAATAAGTACAATACCTAACAGGCACATGAGCCCCTTTAGCGATGGTGACAGCCTTCCAATAAGTCGGATGGTTCAAAGAATTTGCCTGAATCCACACAACGTCAGCACTTTTAATTTGGGAAGCAACAAGCGAATCCGTAAAAATCGCATCAGGCAACATAGAACGCATAGAACTAAGCCAAGATGGATGTCCACCAACAATAATATGTTTTTTGGTAAGGTGATATGGAAATTCAATGCCAGAGGACAAATCATCACTTATATCCGGTGTAGTATCTTCTGCGGATTGAGACAAAGAATAAAGAAGGTCACGCAATTCAGCAATTTCATCTTTCTGAGAATCAATAGTCGCTTGCATAGCGGAGATAGTCTGATTCGCTCTTGATTCGGCTTTCTTGGCATCATAAGACGCTTTTTCTAAGCGGTTATTCTCTTTTTTCAAAGAAGAAACTTCATTGCAAAGAACTACATTGTTCTTCTTTTCAATCTCCAACTCTTCTTGCGTCGTCTTAAGCTCTTCAGTAACATCGGTTGAATCGAATGTAATCTTATTTTTTATAGCCTGAGACAACATAGTAGTTGTAAGGAACGGAACAAGTTGCTCTTTTTCAGTAATACCAAGCTCCTTGGCTTTTGCTAGAGCTAAGTTATTGAAGTGTTGTGAATCTCTTGGCATCACGATGTCAGTCATCAAACACAATGCACGAGCATAATTGATACGATAAACTTCTGGAGTATCATCGTCATTTTTTATATCGGGGGAGCTTTCCTCAAGAGTAAATGAATCCCAGTTAAAGTCAATCGCATCTCCGCTCGAAATTCCAGAAGATGATTCATTTGCTGAACCATTATACAGCGAAAATGCTTGGCGTTCATTAGGTGAGTAAGTCCAAGGCAAAGCAGCGCTGCACAGCCCTAAAATTCGTGCAACAGGATAATAAAGCCACGCAATGCTATCACAACGGTCAAGCAAATACAAAAAGGCAAAACAGTATTCGTATGGGTCGTCAACTAAATCGTTAGCAATAATAGAAGCAACCTCAGAACCGTATCGTTTTTCAAGTTGTGCCTTTGTTAGTGAAGTGGACATTAAAGCGTCAATAGTAAAGTATCGAAACTCATCGGTAGCCTGCTGACCTTTTCGCTCAAGTTCAGCGTACTTTTGTTCGTACAAATCCGGCTTTGACGAAACAGCCTCAATTCGCAAGAACCTATCCAAAAGAGGGTCAATCTCGCACCCTTGACGAGAAGTAACATCAGACTGTGCGGCAAATTCAGAAGGGGAGGGAACAGAAAGTATTGAGACCGTCTGGTTCGCAGCAGGAAACATTCTTTTTGCCTGTTTCTCAAATTTCGGATTCCAACCAACATATTTACCGAACTCGTTGATTTCTTCGTACTGTTGACGCTGCAAAGCTATACCAGTTTTGTATATTTCGTATTCACGAGTTTCATATACAGAAAAAACAGAAAAATACTGGTCTACTTCATACCAAACTTTCTTTTCAAATTTTTCTGTTGCTCTCTTGATAGATTCTTTACTAATAAGTGAAAGCAATGCTTCAAACGTATTTCTTGAATTGCAATTCTGTCTATTTTGCCCTCTGATAGTATAGCTATCAGTGAGAAAAAACTTCTCCGGTGCTCGAACAGGCTTTTGGATTCCGGTACAATCACGATTTCTGTTTCTTATCACATAAACCATACTTGCTAAAACTGCATCGTCATATTTTGGATGATGACAACTATACGAAAGGTAATAGTTCATAGACTCATCATTGCGAGGCAAAAGCGCTAAGGCTTTTTTGATATTACCACTAGCATCAATTTCATCCAACATCCAGATTGCCATGGCAATCGTAAAGCCGAAGTTTTGTTCTATAACATCATATGAAGGACCACAAACACTTGTAAAACCAGCCCAGTCGCAAACAAGATTGCATTTCTGTCTTTCCTTCAACTGGTGACGTTCATCTGACATCATACGATAAGTAGGTAGATGTTTTCGGATAATCGAAACTGCCATCTGTGAGTATTCAACGGCAACATCAATTCTTTTCTTCATAGAATCATTGTCAAGACCAAAAACAGAAGGACAATCATCGTAAGAGCCAGTCCTATTACAAAAAGCCAGAGAATCTCGAAATCTCTCTGTAATAATAGATTTGGCTGACCCTTCTCTATAGTATCGTCTTAAAGGACTTTTAGAAACTCCCATGTTTTTATACCTCATTAAATCAAGAAAAATTAAACAAAGAACATCACACAAACGCTATTGATGTATTTATTATATCATATTTTGCATTACCTAGCATCCGCTTTAAAGGCAATTACAGCGCAGCGACCATGCTTTATACACGCTAAAACGGTTGCGAGAAGATGCACTGAATGATATAATTAAGTTATCAAAAACAAGCACAAAACACCTACAGAAAGGATGTGAATGACGCAAAAGCATAAAACTGTGCGAATCTGCGTCGAAACTTATGAAATCAATGAGCATGAAAAAAAATAAGGCTTTGCTGGCTGAATGGTCAACCCCGCATGACCTGTTCGACAAGCTGGACGCGGAATTCGGGTTCACTTTGGATGTGTGTGCGCAGCCATTCAACGCCAAGTGCAAGAAGTTCTTTACACCCGATGATGATGGACTTTCACAGGACTGGGGTGGCGAAACAGCTTTCTGTTGCCCACCGAGCGGAAAAAAATCCTTCCGCGAATGGACTGCAAAAGCCCGAAAGGAATCAAAGAAGAGAAAAACAACGGTTGTTATGCTTTTGCCCGTAAGCACCGATTCCGAGTGGTTCAAGGAAAATATTTATCACCAAAAAGGTGTCACCATTCGATTCCTGCCGGAGCGTGTAAAGTTTGAAAATCCGACTGTCCCATCTTGGGTCAATGGTAATAAATCCGGGTCTGCGGGCGCTATGAGACCGTCTATGATTGTAATTTTCAAAGGAAATAAAAAAGCCTTTAAGGTCGAATGATTTTTCTGTTTAGTCAAAACAAAACGAAAGTATACTACAACCTGAAGCTTACAGAACGGTTCTATAAAGAAACTACGCGAATAGGTTTTCTGCTCCTTGCGCTCGTTTCAATGAGAGTCAATATAGTTGCACAAGAGCGAGATACGATGTTTATAAATGACTGTATCGCAAATGCAAATGCAAAACAAATTGCGGTAGAAGCATCTTATGACACTGTAAATATCTACGAGCAAATGAGCCTAATTGCAATCAAAAACCAGCTCCAAAACACAATCAAAAGTGATTTACATGTTCTTTCCCAAAAAGCAAAAGAACAAGATGAAGTTGTAGCAAGTAAGCAAAAGGTACTCCCCGTCGAAACAATCTATCAGCGCCCTTCTTTACCAAACGGATGCGAAATAACATCAGCAACTATTGTGCTGAATTATCTCGGTTTTCATGTTGATAAACTTACAATGGCAGATGTTTACCTACCAAAACAATATCCATTTTATGCCGTAAACCCAAATGTCGCATATATGGGAAATCCAAGAGGCAATGGGTGGTATTGCTACGCGCAGCCTTTGGTAAAAGCAATCAACAGCTATCTGAAGGATGTCGGAAATACAGAATATAAGGCAAAAGACATTACGGGTTCTTCCGTAGATGAACTTAAGCAATATATTAGAGAGGGCAATCCGGTAGTGTTCTGGGGAACCATCAATTTCGCGTTTCCAAGAAAAAGTGAGAAATACGTTTTACCAACAGGTGAAAGACCTTATGTCAATCTTCATTGTCTAGTCCTTAAGGGATTCGATGAAGAATACATGTACATAGCCGACCCGCTCGGATATACAAACAAAGTTAAGATTGAATGGTGGACACAAATCTACAAAAGTATGGGTAGTCGAGCCGTCATAATTACGAAAGGACAGTGAAGCATCTTTCTATGTTTACAAAAATCATGTCTTTATTCTGCGTTGTTGCACTTGCAATTGTTCCGTTGGCAAGCATCATTCCGATGATTCACGACAACGGTGATGCAATTACTGCAAGTAATGCAGAACCGATATACGCAACAGCAGAAACAGCAACAGCAGAATCTGCAGATGAAACCTATTACGGTAAACTTGAATTAACTGAAACGGGAACTCCTGAATGCATCTCCATCAACGCTCCAGATGGTTGGACCTTAGAGACAATTGATGACGGTGTTCCTATCTTCTCAAACGACGATGCCATTGTCGGATTTGCTAGTTATAGACTTCCTCGCACAAAGCATCAAACGCTTGAACTAATGACAGAAATGCTCTCGCAAGCAGTCGGAGCAGAAAAAAAATACTACATGACTGATGACGGCATGTGGTATCGCTATGAAGTCAAAGATGAAGACCTAACAACAGGACATAGCTGGTATTATATGCACATCGATACAGATAAAGGCGATTCTTATGCTACGGTTGTATCTGTATATATTCCAGAGAAATACTCGAACGAATTCGACGAATCAAAAATCACAGATTTTCTTGCCACCTGTGAATTTCCCAACAGAGAGGAGTCAATAACCCACGACTGAAGTCGTGGGCTTGCATCAGCGAGTCTACGCTTTAGAAGTGTCCGCAAGGATATGTTGACTACCCTAAGCGCTTCGAGCACTATTAGAGCCTGCAACAAACTATTTAATCGAAAGGAAGTGAATGGGCAATTCCTTCCACGACTAAAGTCGCGGGTATCCTTGCCCTGATTGATGAAAAAAATCAATGCCAGTTTTTATTCTAAAGATTATCAGAACAAATATTCTGTAAGTGCGTCAATTCGACGAGCGACCAATCAGAATAATGTGGCGGGCAACGACCCGACATGTTTACCGCTTTACGACAATGAAATGGCACACGATAGTATTGTTGTAAGTGTTTTTGACGGAAGACAGTCAAATGCTATCGCATCATGTATTGTCCACGTTTCTGATATGTTTGCCAGCGACATGGCACGTCTGAACGGAAAAGTCTATGTTGATGCGCGTCAGATTGGTACGGAATACGGCTCATCTAAACTGAACAGTCTGCGCAATTCTTTCACCGTATATGACCCATCAATGGTTCGTGTGATGACGATTGAATCCATTGAAGTAAACGAAAAGTATCGCAGACAGGGAGTAGCAACCTCTATCATCGACTACTTAAAAACGATTGTTGTTCCGACCTATATTGTTGCTCCTATCGTCCCACTGTTTGCACCGAAGGTGTCAACATATACCGCCTCACCAGCACAGACAGACATTCAAGCAACTGCCAATTTGCTGATTTCTATGAAATTCAATCGTACAGAGGATGCAAAGATGGTCAGCGCTGGAACGGAAATTAAGGTTCCGGTTTACATCAACAACGTCAAAAATAACTAAGGAGGTTTACATCAATGCGTAAAGCAGTATCTTTATTTATAGTTGTAGCATTGTGCCTTTGTGGTGCAATCCTTACGACTGGCTGTTCAAAGAAGGATAAAAACATTCAGACAGGGGTAAATGAGTTCACATCGGAAACTGCAACGATTGCAACAAGCGAAAGTGCTATCAGTGGGGTGTCTCTTTCAACTGATGAAATTGCAATTCTGAGTACAGCAGGACATCCCGCAAAAGCAACAAAAGAACTTGATGATACACAAAATGAAATTCTTTCTAATTGGACAGCAGTAAAAGACTATGCAGAAAGTAAAGGAATGGATATCTCATCATTCTCTGTTGCATCCTACACGGCGGATGACAATGGCGGAGCAACCATTACCTTTGCAAAGAATGGTAAAAATATCGGAGCCGCTATCACCGTCGATAAAGATGGAAAATGTACCGACAACTTTATTCTTCTTGAAGCGCAAGAAATCTTTGAAAACGAACTCACGAATAAATTTTCTGAAAAATACGGAAACGAAAATGTCTATATCGAAACCGCTATGACGCTCAAGGATGGTGTTGTGGTTAGCGATACAGATACTGCAGAAGACCTCCTAACAAACGGAACACTTGTTTTTACATCTGATGTAGTGGTTAATGGCGACGCTGCAGATGCGTATGATTGGCTTACGAATATCAATCAGTCACTTGCCGATGAAAAATACTCTGCGTTGACAAATGTAAGCTATACAACGTCCGAATACTTTGAGCAGGTAAAAACAACAGGAAACACTAATAACACAAGAAATCTTAGCGCAAAATACACATGTACAGCAAGGAATAGTGGAAAAACGACGATTTTTGTTCTCAAAGGTGAGTAAATAGCTCATAAATAACACCCGCGATATAGTAGGTATAATTCTGTTGCACAAGAAAGCAATCCGAACAACGGGATTTTTGAAGTAAACCTGCTAATTAACAACCGCAGACAATTTCCTCAACGGGAATTATCTGTGGTTGTTTTTGTTTGTGCAAAAAATCAATAAACAGAAAGGAATATGATAACATGACGTTTGAAAAAGAGATTCAAGCCATAGCACACGTTAAATTGTCGGAGGAGTTTTTTGCAACCATAAACAGACAAAAACAGGTATTGCAAAATACAATCTGCAATATTATCGACACAGCACTCGAAGACAACAAAGAGTAAATAAAATATAGTACCATGCGCAAAGTTGGTATACTTCTATGGCACGAGAAACAAAAACCGATGTTTACGGTAAAGATTGAGTAAAACTGCTTAGTCAAGCGGCTGTAGATAATTCCCACAGTGGAATTATCTGCGGCTGCTTTTTCTTTGTGCAAAAGAAACCACCGAACTGGTGGTAAATATTTTAACGCCGCGAACTGCGGCAGAAAAGGAGTATACCATCATGCCTAAGAAGGAAAAAAAGGAAAAGAAGATTTCAGCCAAAAACATTGCTGCCGAAAACAACAATAAAAAGGATGACGAGGCTCTCAAGTGCGCTATCCAGAATGAAACCAAGCATTTGTTTTACATCAAGATGACAGATGCGTTTTTTGAAGCACTGGCACACCAGCAGCTTCCGATGCAGAAGGCTATCAATGAACCAGTGGACAATGCCATCGCAAACTGCGATGACGAAACGGCAACCATTCTCGCCGCCATTAACAATGCCAATCTTGCCAACCAGTTTCGCTTCACCATTGCCGATTGGGGCAATGGTATGGACGAAAATGAATTGGTAAACGGTATGCAAATTTGTGGAGGTCATGACAAGGAAGGTTACCTCTGTGTCCATGGTCTGGGGTTAAAGAACTTCTTGCTCGTGGCGACTCGAAACAAGTACGACTGGATGGTTGCCAGCAAAAAGCCCGGCGAAAAAGTTTACCATGTTGTGGAAGGACCTTTTAGCACGACCATGGAAATGAAGGAGTCCAAGGAAGTCCCGCTCAAGGAAATCGTTATGACGGATACGTTAAAACGTTACGGTGAGCCCTCGACCATTGTTTCCGTTGTTGTAGACGCTGATGTGGCAAGCACTATGCTTGCGATTAGCGGAAGCTGCAACGCCAATCGTGTAAGGAACATCCATATGCTTCATCGTGCGTTGGCTGAACATCTTGGTGTCTCGTACCGGAGATTCCTTCAGCCGGATAAAAATGGAGTGGTTCGCGCTCAAATTATTATCCCCAATATGAAGACGGCGGAAAATAAAATTCGTGATGTTCGTGTTCGCCCCCTCGGTCCCTGTTATACCAGACGAACCGAAGAAAAGTTTTATGTACCGTATGCTGGATACAACATTCCTGTGAGCGTTGAATATGGTATCCTTGACAAAGATGCTATGAGCACTGCTGTTGCAGGTGGCTATCCGCCTAAATACCATTATTTAGGCAACCCGCTTACACAGGGTATGGACATCTGTATTGGTGGGCGTACGATTGCAACGGCACAGTTGGAGTCCATTTTTACGAGAGGTCACGGTGAAGGCGATAAAGATGATGTTATTGCTCGTCATCCGAGTTTCAACTACTTCACAGGAAGTATCAACATTACCGATGTTGAAAAGCTGCCTCGTGGTTTCTTGAAAACGCTGGCAAATAAGTCCAATGTCGATATGAGTGACGGCTGCTGGGCAGCAATTTTCAGGGCTGTAGATAAAAAAGTTACTCCGATTAGACTGGACAAGTCACTGGCATACAACAAGTACATTGACATGCTTGTTGAGGAAATCAAAAAGAAGTACAGTAACGAAGAGGATGTCTACGTCAAAAAGCTGCATCAGGTTTACGCAAACCGTGCCATCGTGGATATTCTTGAGGTCACAAGGAACAAAACGTGCGAAGTCTATATCATTAAGCGTGGAAGCGCAACAATGGAAGACATTGCTCGTATCCGTACTGCATGGGACGGTGTGGTTGCGCAGGGTGATTACCAGCCTACAGTTGGTCACATCATCTGCCGCAAAACGGGCAATATGACGCCGCACACTCTTGCTGAATTCAATGGCATGGTTCAGTCCATGTCCGATGCGAAGCTGGCAAAATGCTTTGATGAGAGCAATGGTGTCATCCGCAATATGCCGCACTACAATTTCGTTATCGAAGCTGACCCGCGTATGCCGGATTAACACCAACAGGGTATTTGCGAAAAAAGGTGGTTTGTATAAACCACAGGCTGATGAACGATTCACTCATCAGGATAGCATTTGCAAATATCCAACAAACAGAAGGGGCTTGCGATTTCTCGCAGGTTCCTTCTTTTTTTGTTGGTATAATACAGACGCACAAACATTTTAACAACAAGTATATTAAGATAATCGCATAAAAACGACGACTTTTGTGAGAAATCATAAAGGTCGCTTTTTGTTTGTGAATGTAAAAAACTACAAAACAACGAAAGGAATTTATTCTTATGAAGAGCACTTACACGATTGCAGTAAATGAAGTTATTGGACTGTCCACAGCAGAAACAATTCTAATGCAGTTTGAATATGACCAGCAGAAAATCAATGACCCGGAAACCACGCTTCGGACTGCTATCAAAAACTACCTGAAAACAGACGCAGGAAAGCAACAGGTCAACATGAACTGTGGCTGCTTCAACTGGGGCGACGCATATGACATCCCGGATAGGTTCTTTGAAAAGTACGGTCTTACAAAGGTGGTTGCTCCCAATGTTGACTTGATTGTTGACCATAATGAGAGCTTCACAGATGACTTTTCTGACTATGACGAGGACGATGAGGAATGTGAAGACATCTAAATGGAGGTGAATTAAAATGCAAATTACTTCTGTAGACAGCGTCGTTATTGAGATTACTCGTCGCTGTAATATGTGCTGTGCGCATTGTTTGCGCGGTGATGCGGAGGCAGTCGATATTCAGGAAAAATACATCGATGCGTTTCTTGACAGTTTTGCTAATGCAGGATACATCAGTTCCTTGACCTTTACTGGTGGAGAAATTTCTTTGAATATTCCTGCTATCCGCTATACTTTGAACGCCGTAAGAGAGCGAAACATTTCCGTTGGGAGTTTTTATATGGTAACCAACGGGAAAGCCGTCGATAAGATGGCAGAACTCGCTTTGGCGAGCCTCGAATGGTGGAATTATTGCGATGACAAGGATGACTATTCGTGTGGTCTTTGTATCAGCAGCGATAATTTTCATGAAGAAATTCCCCGCGAAAGTGCGAGTATTCTTAGCGGTTTGAGATATAATCGTAATGATAAAGTAACGGATTTTCGCAAGCAATATCTCATTAACGAGGGTCGTGCCAAAACTATCAACGCAAATCAGATTCTAAAGAGAGAACCTATAGTTTCGGAACTTGTGATTGAATATGAGAGAAATTGTAAACCGGGAAATGAAGCCGGAATCAATATCACTGATGGAGAACTGTATCTGAATGCCATCGGTGATGTTGTCGTCGGTTGTGACTGGTCCTATGAATCTCAGAAGAAGTATCGTATTGGCAATGTGATGGACCAGAATTGGCTAAAGAGTATTGCTAACAACGAGTTCTGTATTGCTGGATAAAAAGGAAGACTACGATGGCTAAAATCAAAGACATATATGCACAAATTGGTGCAATGCTGACTAAAAAGGAAGATAAACCGTTTTCCTATGAAGAGCTTGCCACAATGTTGAAAACCAGCCCTGATGCCCTCAAGACATTCGAGGATGCCTATAAGAGACAGGTGCTGGACAGTGGAGCATTATCCGAGAACTTCTTACAGTGGGATACCACTACTGTCAAGGCTATGCTCGACAAGAGGGTGCCGTTTACGCGGGACCTTGAAACGCTCATTGACCGTATCGTAGGTGAGTTGACAGATGGTACTCGCCTGTACATCTACAACGAAAAACGCGGCGGATATTATGTAAACTATGCAGCATCTCGATACGCTGTGCCGATAACGAACAATGACCTGAAAAAATACCCGGAAGAGCTCAGACCTCAGTTGACAGGAAATCTCGTGAAGGTCGATATCTCGGAGCCGTCGTATAAGATTCTGCTTCAGAATTACGCCGAGTACAAGGATGCACGCGATGACCGAATGAAAAAGGTCTACTACAACCAGTTCCGTCAGGGCCTTGATATTCTTGACCTCGACGACTTCACCTACCAGATGCTCGAAATGAATCCCAACACGATGGGATTCTGGCTTCCGCCGCTGGCAAAAGCGTTGTACGGGAACAAATTTTTCAGGATTCCAGATACCAAGATTTTGCGTGTTCCGCTGCCGATGCTGCAGCTCACTCGCCTTGGCTTCGAAACCCTGAATCCAGTGACCAAGGAAATCGTGAACCGCTATTGCAAGCGGATATTCAAGCTGGATGAGCACGAAGATTACTTCATCAAGACCGGAACTTATTCTTCCAAGTATGAGTTCCGCAACGCTCATATCCATGACCCGAAGGAAATCAATGAGATGGGCGAGTATTTCCTGTTTTTGAATCATCTGACCTGTTCTATGGCTTCGCCGTTGAACAATACCTGCTTCTATGGTGCAAATACCACAAACGAGTGGGTGCTCAGGGAATATATCAAAGACAAGGAAAATAACCCGACCATCTACAACGGTTTGCCGCTGCATACTGAGTACCGCGTATTCGTCGATTTCGACGCTGATGAGGTGCTGGGTATCAGTCCTTATTGGCGTACCGATGTGATGAAGGGTAAGTTCAAAAACGCAAGTACGCCGCAGGAACGCCACGATTATGTCATCTATCAGATGCACGAGGATATCCTGCAGTCTCGATATGATGACAGTGCTAGGATGATTTTGGATGAAATCAAGAAGATTCTTCCCGCTGTCGAACTGGTAGGGCAGTGGAGTGTGGATGTGATGCAAAACGGCAATGATTTTTATATCATCGACATGGCGCTTGCTGAAAACTCCGCCCTGAACGATTGCGTGCCACGGAACAAACTTCGAGCCTACCCGCAGCAGTGGTTGCCGATGAACTAAACAAACCAATATTTCTAACATGGAGGTTTTTATGAGTAAACAAATATTGTTTAGAGCACAAGCCAGAAAAAAAGAAGGAAGATTGGAACTGAACAAAAAGCATGTACCAATCGACTGGGTATATGGAAGTGTTGTCCATCAAAACAGCAACAAAAAATTCGCCGATATTTACCCGCAGACTTCTGAAAATGAAAAAATCTCGGTTTACGCAGATACTATCTGCCAATACACCGGAAAGAATGACCGATATGGTGACAAAATTTTTGAAAACGACATCCTTACATTCTTGGCACATATCAGCGGACGAAAAATTCCGTGCAAAGGGGTCGTTTTTTACAACGAAGAGCTTGCATCCTATATGGTTACACTTACTGTAAATAATCCATACAATCTTGATGGATATGATGATGTGAAACTGACAAAGAAAAGCATATCTCTATCAGAATGTGAGTACATCGCCATTGTCGGCACCGTTTTTGACGGAGGCTTTGATGCCAAATGCGAATTATCCGAAAAAGTGAAGCACACTGCATTCGATGACTTCATTTCCATAGCAAATGACGTAAACCGTTTACTATACGATATCGACCCCTATGAATATAGGGATAACGATGGCGTAGAGAGTGTAGATGACATCGCCGTAAAACTCCTTTACACCGCGTATCGCAATACTGTCATTCACAAACTCCAAGAGTATTACGACTACTATATGGAAAACAAAGAAGAAAACCCGGATTTTGAACATTTGGCAGAACGGTGTGAAAACATCACGAACCGCCTCGCTGAATACAACAAGCAAAATTGAGGGTATTTGCAAATACCCATTCTAAAGAAAGGAAAATTCAAATGCCGAATATTTCACCTGTTATCATCCACAAACCGGATAGTTGCCATGGATGGGGTATCGAGTTCAATAAAGAACGTCCTTTTTGGGAAGAAGATGCCACTGCATTCGTCAATGCCATGTACCGTGAGATGCTGCATCGTGACCCTAACTTCACATGGTTTCACCAGTGCGGAAGCAACCAAGAAAAAAGCGGTCACTACTATGGTTTCCAGTTCTTCGAGGTTTGGTCCGAATCAGCAGAATCGGAGGCCAAGCAAATGGCAAAGAAAATTGCCAAAGAAATCGGAACTGTAGTGTTGGAGGAAAACGATGTACAGTGAAAGTGCCATGACTGCGATGATGCTGCATCGTGGACAGAAGCAATTCTTTGCGAACCTCTAATGTCAGGCTCTTTCAATGTCATAGCAGCAACAGACCCGGATGATTCGTTTTCCAAGACATGGGAAATCGAATACGACAGAATTATTTACCGCGTAACAGTCGAAGAAAAGGAAGCAGAAATAATGTTGGTATAATAACGAAGCACAAACCAGTAAAAACAAACATTTTTTAGATAATCCATTTCAAGGGCAGCTTTTGTGAGTAATTACGAAAGCTGCTTTTTGTTTGTGCGAAGAAAACGTCTAAACAGACGAAGTATTAAAAATTGCTGCTTACAGCAGTAGAAGGGAAGATTATGATTTTATGATTACAAGCATGATTAAGATGACGGGAGAAGACATCCGAAATGAGCTACAGTACCCGCTAATTTGCGAGACTATGGAAAGTTCCATTTGGAACACTGGTCATCGTCGTCGCACTTATTCCGAGACTTTCACCCGCAGTGAGCAGAAGAAAATTTCTGAAATTAAAAAGCAGGCGCACAATTGGTATCTCGTAAAGGGCGCTCCCGATGAAATCACAATGTCGTACGACACGTACATGTTGTGGAATCGACTGGCAGAATTTTGCCTGTCGTTATGATTTAAGGAGTATAAAAATGGCCTATATCTGTAATAGGAAAACACCTTGCAGTCAGTGCGAACACTACAAATTCGATAAAAAAGAAAACCAGATGGCTTGCTTTGCACCAAAGGAGATGGAGACAGAAAATGGGAAAAGCTAATGTACATCCAACGGGAGAATACGAGGGGGTTTATTACGTAGATTTTGAAAACCTTCTAAGCTACACCAAAAAAGACGATGAAACGGAGCGAAAAACTCTCAAAAATATTTCTCCGTGGGAAATGTCGGACTATGAGTTCGATGATGTCGAAAGTCAGATGAACTTGGAAAACTATCGCGCAACTCTCGTAGACGCACTTAAGAAACGCTTTCCGAGTTTTAAAGAACCTGTTGGCTGGTATGTAGGAATACCCGGAAAGCACATCCTTTTGGAAAACGACTTGTTCTACATTGCCGTCGAAGATAACGAGTGGTCGGAAGCAGTAGAATTGCTCCAGAAGGAAGAAAACTCGGTTTCCGGTTACGAAAATCTGCAAAAACGGCATTACAAAAATTACTTAAAAGGACTTTGCAATGTGCTTCTTGAGCAGTTTGACGAAATTGGCACATATGCTGGACCTTGGACACATGGCGAAATTAAACGTTGATACCCTATCAAAGAAAAACTATAAAAAGAAAACGAAAGGCGCTGCTAACGAGCAACGAATGGTGATTTTATTATGAAAATTGATGGGCCTCACCTTGTGGAAGTTCAAGTCCACATGGAACATGTTGTGGAAAAAGGGAAAAAAGAAGAAATGACGACACATTGGTCGGAACATAAGGTGAAAGAAAGCAATATCGATGAAGTCGTTGCAAGCACAAAAAGTACGGCTCTTAAAATGGCTTGCGAGGCAGCAAAAAATATCCATCCAAACTGGTTTAACTCTGAAGTGTTTTTGACGACAAGTGTTGTCGTAGACGGCAACTGGTATTGTTGATGCGATTTATGCGCGAAAAGCAATCGTATCGAACGGATGCCTACAGAATGATTTTTTCTCTTTTGGAGAGTACAACTTCGTCGCATTTGTGACCAATGGGAAAATCTATTGCGACCTGAAGAATTTCTTCAAAGAACGCTTCGGCATCGAATCCATGTCCTATGAGGATGTTGCAAATCAGATGCACGATGAAGTGGAGAACCATATCCGCGAAACGTTTACAGATTGCTACGTGGACACGGATGTCGAAGAAATGGGCACAGCCGAAGCAAAATATGAATTTGTCTTTGGCAGAAAACACCATATGTTCAACAATATTTCTTTTGACCCTGCCTCTTCCTGCGATGCCATTGTACTGTTTCTCGCTAATCCGAGTGAGTGGGCGAAAGAGTATGTGGAAAAGATGCTTAAAGAACAGGAGTGGAGCCTAAAGCACATTCGCCGACAGGTATCCATCGACAGATACAAAGAACAGAAACTTGCCGAATACAAAAAAACGCCAAGTGAGGATTTGATTCAGGCAAAACTGTTTCACGATTCGGTTCCCAAATCCGGTTATGTAAAAGTAACCTTGGACGTCGATGGAAAGCAGTTTGTCGGCGGTTTTGATTCCAAGTTCTTCGGCTATACGGGGGCTAATCTCGATGAAGCGATTCTTCCCGGAGCAGGTTTCAAGTATCCGGATTCTTTTACAGGATATTATGAGTTTCTGAGAGACAACAAGATAAACGTCGAGTGCAAATACAATATGTTCCCATTCGCTTTCGTGAAAGAAATCGCTGCGTTCCGTGGCGACAAGATTTTCTGGAAGAGGGAGGCTTGACCTATGGCTCTCAAAATCGGTCCTTGCCCTAAATGCGGCAACACTACATTCATCGCAACCGCGCACGTAACCCAAACTTGGCTGGTGGACGAAGACGGTGACTTTATCGAAGCCAAATCTGACTGCGATGAAGTAACCCATGCACCTGATGCCGAGGATTTGTTCACATGCTCCAAGTGCGGCGAAGAAGTAACCGCAATCAACGTATAAGGGAGCGTGCGTCCAAAATGGCTTGTGCGTTTAGAATGACACAAAAAAAGTACGCTGACCTTGAAAAGGTAGGTTCGGCTTTGTGCGAGTTTTGCAAAGCGGTTCGTCAAGAGAACTGTAACAGTTGCACGCTACACGAGGTTCTTGATTCTGCTTGGATAGAGGCTGCTGCAGAAGGAGTTATTGACAATTGGCGGATTACAAGAAAACAGGATTTGTCGAAAAAGGAAATGCGTATAAAATTTGGAATGACAAAGAAAAAGCACGCCGAAATTAAAAAAGCAAGCTCAGTATTGTGCAAATTCTGCAAAGCTGTCCCAGAAAAGGACTGCTGCGGTTGCATAGTACAAGAGCTACTTGATTCCGCTTGGATAGAAGCCGCTGCAGAAGAAATTTTTGAAAAATAAAGGAGAAATATATGTTCCTATTGATTAACAACTATCAGAGTGAAGAAACCATGCCATATATTGTTTCTGCTGAAAAATTTGCAAGTTATGATGCTGCAATGCAAGCCGCAAAAAACGCTGCCGAAAATGCAATGGTGAACGAATACACAGAGAAGTACAAAGATGACCAACTGGAAATGGAAGTTGCAAACAACAGCGTCTATATTACGGGAATTGGCAAAGACGAAAACGGGGAACCGAAACAAATCTTCATGGATTGGTGGAGTGTTGCCAAACTTCAAAACGACTAAAAGTGGAGTTGAAAAACTATGAAGGAAATTGCATTTACCGATGACATTGAGGGAACGAAGCTCCCGTTTGTCAAGAAAATCAATAACAAGGAGGTTACTCACGATGACAAAAAAGCTTGCTGAATCTTACAAGAAAGCCTACGGATTCTGGGAAGTTACTACGGAAGGCGACTGCGAAGGCAGGTCTGTCAGTAGGCTCGGTATCTATGAGGGTTACATTGATGAGATTGCTCTGGCATTGGCAGACCGGTGCTATTATTCCTTGTGTTTTCGTCCCATTGACCCGCGTGCTCTCGATTTGACGCCAAAGCGCAAATCCGTAGAAATTTCTTTCGATATCGGGTCGAACACTTGGGACATGGACAATGAGGGTATCGTTGCAGCTTTCAAAGAGGTGCTTAAAGACCGTCCCGTCTATGTTCGTAAAGGGCGCTCATTTAGCAGTGTAAACATCTCTACCGAAGAAGAGACCGAAGAGGAAAAACGGCAAAAAATCCTGAAAAAGCTTTCTCCTGAGGAACGTCGGATTTTGGGTATTGAGGAGTAAAAACTATGAAAATGGTAACAAAATCAACTAACCTTGACACAAGCGAAACTCAATCGTTTTTTAATGAGATTGATTGGGAATGGCTTCTGGACTTTGTGAGGAATATGTATGGCATTGGAAGGGAACAAAAGCCCGACGTAAAGCTTTCCGAAACAGGGTACGTGAAAATCGGATGGCAGGAGAACCTAAGAGAACAGTGCGGTGTGTTTAAAAACACTTACCGAGACGTTCACTTGACAGTTTTCGGTTCTGGGTTTAGTAGAGAAGTAACGTATGACGAAGACATGCTAAACGAAAAACTGAAAAGTCTCTATAGAAACCGAGCTCACTGGACTGACTGGAATCCTACGAGAGAAATCACGTATAAGGACTGCAACGGTGTGTTATCCGAACCAAGTTTTTGGATGGATATTTCTTTTCGTTACGAGATGTTTGATGGCGGGTTTAATTACGCGAATCTCTTCAATGCGGTATACGAAGCGAGTATCGGATGGGTAATTCACACAACCGATGGTAAAACATATAAACAATCCAAATAAGCCAAATATTTTCTAGCATAAAAAAGACCGTTCACCATATCGGGTGAGCGGTCTTTTTCATTAAAGCAATAACTGATAATTGTAGGTATAATGCAAAAGCACAAACACTGTAAAAAACCAATTTTAAGATAATCTGCAGAAGAAAAAGCGGTCTTTATGAGCAATCATGAGGGTCGCTTTATTGTTTGTGTAAGGAAATCGCCACAAAAGGCGAAATATACAAAAGCTGCTATCTGCAGCAGAAAGGACTTAAGAAGATGAAAAAGGAGCGAACTACTAATGGATGAACTTCATTTCAGCATCGAAGGCGAATTTATCACTAACGTTGCAAGGAGCTGGTTTTGGGATGAAGATAAACCTTACGAAAAATCCGAAGAACTTTTGATGAGTTGTATGTGTGGTGGTTCGGATACAGAGAAGCGTGTTACTTGCCAAGACATTATTGAAGGTCGCAAAAAATTAGTTGGAATCAATGAGTTCGAACTTGTTGATGACAACGAAAATGTGCGACCCATCAGTAAAAAAATCGAGGAGCTGCGTCGAAAACTACTGAAGGACAAAATCCAAGACGATATGATTGCCAACCCGTTAAACTACGTCGATAGGTTTTCTATGACAACCCCTTACAAAATGCTTGTAAAAGGCATTGAGAAAGGATGGATTGATGGAAGCTATGACGGAATCATCAATTACATCGGTCAAAAAGAACAGGAAACTGATGACTTGTTTTATGGTGGTACATGGTTACTGAGCAGACCCGACCTTATCGTTGAACTCAATGGCGCACCACTTCCACCACAGGTAGATTCTGCGGAATTTTATGCCTCGGACTTTTGGGAAAAGCTGTCAGACTGGATTGACAGAAATCTGAAAGGACAGAAGGTTGAACGAAGACAAAATCTTTATAAGCGATTCGTAAACAAGGATAGAAACGATGACAATGAGTTTCTCTCTGAATACGGCTTGATTTCTCCGGACGGGAAATGGTACAACTGTGAATTTGGCGGACATACAGCAATTGCAGGTCGTATCATCCAAGAAAAGCAGAAGGAGTTTAATCTTACCGACAATCAAACACTTGATATGATGTATGATTGCTACGGAAAAGCCCTTGATTATCTTTATAAGAAGGGTTGGATTGCTATTAGAAACCCATCGATGGGAGATACATTCATTGACATGGACGAAACAAAACGGGCAACAAAAGCACAAACGAATGCGATTTTCGATTACATCAGTCATTTTAATAGGTATGATATGAGCGTGTCGAAAATCATGGATTAAAGGACAGAAAGGAAACAAAACATGGACAGTAGTTGGAAAAATCTGCAGATTCGTATGGAAGCCGCATGGAATATGCGTACGACCCCAAAAACCAAGCGCCCCAAAACTGGTGATATCATCAGCAGCGCACACTCCCTTGATTGGAACAAAAAGAAGGTGCGGCAGCTTCAGCAGCAATGGAACGATGAAGTAACCAAACTTGTGGCTGACCGCAACAAAGCCATTTCGGATGTCATGGTTGATATCCTCACGCTCATCCGAATGGATATAAAAAGTGCATCTTCTGTCCTTATCAGTCATGAAGCAGCAAAGCTGCTATGGGAAAAAGCGTATGAGTATGGTCATGCAAATGGCTTTACCGATATCTATTGTGCCATTGAGAACTACGAAGAAGTTGTCATCGAAGCTTTGAAAGGGAAAGAAAAGTAACACAGGGGTATTTGCGAAAATGGGTGGTTTACGTAAAACATCCAATTTTGCAAGTATCACAGGCAGATGGACGATTTGCCCATCAGGATAGTACAAAGCAGCGGCGGTCTTGCCGGATGAACTTATCCGCAAATGGTACGCCAAAATACAAAATAAAAGTACCAACAAAGCCAAAGCTTTGCCAACCGAATTTGTAAAGGAATGAGAAAAATGTATGGATTTATACGAAATTGAAAGTAAAATCAAAGAGTTGGAAGCATCCTACAATAAAGAGGCAGACAATCTTATGCAGGAGCTCAATGCCTACAAAAAGAAGAACCCGATTCTTCCTCTGTATGGAGATGACCCGAATGTCGACAAGATGATTGCGAATAAAAATCGAATCATCCGCAGCCAGTACACTCGCCGCGAAAACAAAGTCCACAAACTGTGGGAAAAGTTCTACGATGATGTTACGGACGTTGTTGCAGCAGAATATAATCTTCCCACAGATGTAGCCAAACTCGTTGTACAACAAGTGCGTGACCGGGATATAGGGCGCAGCGAACTCGCTTCTTATCTGGACCATTATGCAATCTTTGCCGAAACGGTTCTGGACGCTGTGTTTTGACGTACTCCCACCCCTTACGCAATGGAGAAAGGAAACAAAGACTATGACATTTAACAATGCGAAAAATCTTCATAACGAAGATGAAGTGGTAATCAAAGAAACTGGAGAACATATGTGTGTATTGGATGCATATGTAAATCCAAACAATCCAAAGCAGGTATTGATTGAATGTGATGATGGAAACACCTATACACATCATGAAATCAAATAAGAAAGGATAAAAAATACACATGTTCACCACAAAAACGTACTATGTCATTGCAAACAAAAATGGAGAATTTTTCTCTTACGACAAGATGACAGGTGGATACCCTTATTTTGGCAAATATCACGAATCGGCGGAGCATTTTCAAACAGCCGAAAAAGCAGAAGAGTTTTTGCTACATAGCAATTACACAACCAATCAGTTCCATGATACATTTGCAAAATGTTCTGTAAAAAAGGTGACGATTACAGAAACTGTTTCTGTAACTTAAAAAGCAGTGCTTTCATAGTTGCGATGGTCTTGTTACCATACAAAATATCTTTTCAAAGAAAGGAATTGCCCTGATGGAACTCGAAGAATATCTACAAAATAACAATGTAACCCTTTGGCGAAATAACCGTGTGTTAGGACCTCATCAGACGAAATCTCTTGCGGATTTTGATTACGCGGAAGGGCTGGAAAACATTACGGGAAAGATGGTTTGGATTTGCGACTTTCGAGCAAACGCAGACCCAACCAAAAAACCAATTCGTGGAATTGAGCCCACTCCGGTGGTGGTAACAGATGCCAAGGAGACGAATAAGACAATTTATTATTCTCCTATTTATTTCCGACCTGTAAAGAACGGTCATATTATGTCCAAGGTGATTGCTCCAATGGATAATACAGGCTATCGGGGATATACGGGTGAATCTGTAAACATCTTCTACACGGTTGAAGACTGCGTAAAATGCTACCGTGAACAGGTGCGACAAGCAAAGGTAATCTACCAAAAGGAACTTGCTCGTATAACCAATCTCTTCAATGCGAGAATTGGGGAACTGAGTGAGTCTTTGATTCCGTTTGCAGGTTACAACATTTCGGAAAGCACCGTAACGGTAGAGATTCGTGCATGGACTACAACGTACCAAACTGCAGACTTTACCTTCAGCCAAGAAATGTACCCCACAGAAGAAAAAATCGACAACCTCAAAAAGCAGGCGCTTCGTCTTTTGCCGGAGAGGATTCGTCGAGAAACTGACTGGCACGAAAAAGAGCTTGTTCTAAAGAACGCAGACGTTTACGTTCTCGTCGATGGAATGAACGATAAAAGCGCAGAAGAAAAAGTTGCGCTCGAAATGAAAATTTGAGAAAAACCATAGTATAATAAGAGCGGCTGGCAGTAGCTAGTCGCTCTTTTTCAGACAGAAAGGAACAAATTATGGGTAACTATATTGAAACCTATAACAATCTCTGTGCAAAAGCAAAAGCATGGAGCGCAGCATATTACGAACAGGATGCTCCGGTTGTCACCGACGAAGAATATGATAAGGTGATGCACGAAATTCGAAAAATCGAAGATGAGCACCCTGAACTCATAACATCCGATAGCCCCACACAAGTAGTAGGAGGAAAACGTGTTATTGGCATTCCGGTTGAACACCGCGTACCGATGCTCTCGTTGCTCGATGTGTTCTCCGATGAGGAAGTCTGCAGCTTCGTAAATTCGGTGAAAACCGAATATCCCGACGCAACCTTCTCCGTGGAACGTAAAATCGACGGCTTGAGCTTGTCTTTGGTCTATGAGCGTTCTAAGTCCTCTCATTCCTATGCACATCTGGTTCAGGCTTCGACTCGCGGCGATGGTCATGTCGGGGAAGATGTGACAGCGAATGTCGCTGCACTCAGTTGCCTGCCTTACAGCATTGAGCTCCCGGAAGGCATTAACAAAATTGAGCTGCGCGGCGAGTGCTACATGTCCGAAAAAGATTTTGATGCAACCAACGCAAAACAGGCAGAAGCAGGAAAGAAGCTCTTCGCCAATCCCCGCAACTGCGCTGCCGGTTCTCTGCGTCAGGCAGACCCTGCCGTTGCTCGTGAGCGTAACCTTCAGGTCTTCATCTTCAATGTTCAGTCCGTGAACGACGGTGACGCTGCCCAGTTTGGCGACAGCCATTTCGACCAACTTGAGTACCTGCACAAGGTTTGCCAGTTCAAGACCACGGGATTCTCGCACTGCAATAATGCAGACGCTGTGCTTGATGCCATCAAACACATTGGCAATACCCGTTACGATGTAGATTATCCCATTGACGGCGCAGTCGTGAAAGTCAACGAACTGAACATTCGCCAGAAGATGGGGGAGCGCACCAAGACCCCGAAATGGGCTGTGGCGTTCAAGTATCCCGCCGAAGAAAAGGGGACTATCCTGCGCAGCATTCAGTTGCAGACAGGTCGTACTGGTCGCGTCACTCCTGTCGCGGTCTTTGACCCCGTGCAGCTTGCCGGAACCCGTGTGGAGCGTGCAACGCTCAACAACGCCAACTTCATCAAGGCGCTGGACATCCGCGTCGGCGATACTATCGTCCTGCATAAGTCCGGCGACATCATCCCGAAAATCACAATGGTGGAACTGGAAAAGCGTCCTGCAGACGCTGTGCCTTATGACATGGCAAAACAGGTCTGCCCCGTTTGCGGTGCGCCTATCGCGCCCGTCAACGGTTCTGTGGACCTGTACTGCACAAACGACACCTGCCCTGCAAAGACCGTGAATCGTGTCATTCACTTTGCCTCGAAACCCTGCATGGACATCAAGGGACTTGGTCCTCAGATGATTCAGGACTTGGTTGACAGCCGGTTCATTGAGAACCCCGTTGACCTGTACTGGCTCTATGAGGAGGAAGGTGAACTGACAGACATGTATGGCGCGAAGATTGCCAAAAAGGTTCTTGCTGCCATCGAAAAATCCAAGGAGCAGAATGCAGACCGCGTCCTCAAGGGCCTTGGCTACCGTCTCATCGGCGGTCATGTTGCTCGTGCGCTGTTTACTCAGTGCAAGACTACAAACGGCAACCTTCTGACACTGTCCACGCTCAATGTAGATACCATCAAGGAGTGCAACATTCCCGGTTTCTCTGACGCTATCTATGCTGCGCTCGATGCGATGCTTTCCAGCGCGGAGTTTAAGCAGGAAGTCAATACCTTGCATGATGCTGGTGTCAATCTTGACTATCATGCTCCGGCAGGTGCCAATGATGAGTCTGGACCGCTCGCTGGCAAGACATTCGTTATTACCGGTACACTGCCTTCCATGAGCCGCGATGAAGCCAAGACTTATATCGAAGCGCATGGCGGCAAAGTCTCCGGAAGTGTCTCCAAGAAGACGAGCTATCTCGTTGCAGGTGAAGCTGCCGGTTCCAAGCTCGATAAGGCAAACGCTCTGGGCGTGCCCGTTCTGAGTGAGGATGACCTCAAAACAATGTGTCTGTGAGAGGAGGTCTCGGTATGTACGACTTTGAACGAATGCCGAATGCTGGCTTGATATTCTGAACACCATGCCGGACGCTGAAATCGCAGAGTACGTTCGCTCTAAATACAAGCCGGGACTCTTGAGTCCGTTCGAGGGGACATTCCTGTTTACTAAATCCTAACATGTTTGCTGCTTACCCTCCACAGGGTGAGCAGCTTTTTATATTTATAAAGGTAGACCGGGAAAACCCACGGTTTTAACCGTTGGATGAAAGGTCGTTTTTATCCTGTGCAGATAGAAGTGAATGAGTTTTTATAGAATATCTCTGCGAGAACATCATGTAAGCGATTGCATCCCTGATAGTCACAAAATTGTTGGGACGAGTCAGATTCCTAAGCAGAACAGTTAGAAAAGGTAAAAGTTGTCAACAACCCCCACATGAAGGAGGGGGAATTCTTACCACTACTTCTACTTCTTAAAGTTGGTATAATGACAAACGCACAAACCATATAAAATTCACATTTAAGACTTAAGAAAACCCGACCACACAGGCAGCTTTTATGCGTACCAAAATGCACACAAAAGCTGCCTTATGGTTTGTGTAGGGAAACCGTCACAAAGACGGAAATATACTGGTGCCTCAAAAGAGGCAGAAAGGAACCAAAGATGGAAGACAACTTTGAAATCAACCGTACCGACGACATCATGCATCAGCTTGATAATTCTGGCTGCTACAACAAAACCGTTGAGTTGCTGAAGGCAAGCGGTACATACAATAACTTTGTACGTTGTGTAAACGAAAAAGTTGATTGGGACAACCTCTTCACGCGTATGGGCGAGATGGAGAACGAAGCAATTTCGGATGCCATTGATACTGTTGCACGTGAAAAGGGTATAGAACTTGAGAACGAATAATCATCCTACTATCACTAAAAATTCAATGCAAAAGGAGAAAATTTTATGCTTAACAAAAAACTGTACAATGTAAAACGTACTCGTGATGGTGAAACTACGGCTCTCGGAAAATATCTGCTCGCAGCAGATGCAAATGCTCCCAAAGACCTGTTTCAGAAAATTCTTCACATGAAGGAGGATGTTTACGCTGCCGCAACAGTCAAAGGTACACCTGATGGTGGGTATGACATCTTTGACAAGGACACACAGTACATCCTCACTCCTATCCCAATGGATGAGAATTTCTGGAACAAGGCTGTTGAAAGCAAAAGTGAGAAAGGGGCTGAGGCATGATGTATGGAATTTGGAATATTGCCACGCAGCGTTTCCTGATTGGAATTTACGAAAAAACAAAGGCGGAAGCGGAGGCAAAGTATATTGCAAAATACCCGATTGCCTCGACGCTGCTGGATGTTCAGTGTAAGAAAATCATGGCATAAATACCAATAAAAAGGATGGTAAATTTATGGGAAAAGATGATTTCAGCCTGCACGTTAAATCCATGAAAGGAACTTTTATCGTTAAAGTTTACTACCGTGGACACTGTGTTCAGGCAATGGGCATGAACAAGAATGGACCTGATGGAAGCGGAAACTTCTTAAAACGAATCAGTGATTCTTATTCCAAGTATTTGGATGAGTTACTTACTGGAAAACATCCATCACATCGTCAGGTTCAGGAAAGAATTCGCCGAATCGACGAAGAATATCCAAGAGAAATTGCAAGGTGAGGTGATTAAAACGTTTGTAATCATTAAAGTTGAACACTATGGACCAATGAATCTTGTCTCTGTGCATAACACGTTTAAAAGTGCTCTTGCAGAGATGAAGGAAGCTGTAGCAAAGAAAATTGATTCTGCAAAAGCCGCCCATGGAGAGGATTCGTATCACGCTGAAATTTGTACAGCAAACAACTTAAACAGCTTGAATTACAACAATCTTGCTGCATCTGCAAGCATTGATTGTGATGAAGAAAGTACAGACTGGGGAATCTTCTACGTCAATGACGAGTTCAAGTTTCTACTTGTAAAGAATATCGAGTACGGTCAAATGAGTATACTCAACACATTCGATTCTTTTGACAGAGCATATCAAACTCTTAAGGAAAACGTTGTGAAAGAAGTCAATACAACTCATGACATGGATTTCGTTGCAGATGATGTTGACGATAAAAACAGCGGGATTGATGAATATGGAGTATTTGTTAGCTCTAACAAATATAGCACAGATAAAGGTGCGCCACTTTCGTATGCATCGTTATGTGAAGGGACTCCCGTTTATGAATGGGCAATTTTTAAGAAATAGTGGCAAGAATTCCCCTTCATTCATGTGGGGAATGAATTGCCACACCTTGCTAGGCGTTGCAAAGTTATAGAGTTGGTATAATACATCAGCACAAACACGATAAAAAAATTTTTTAAGATAACCTGCATCGAAAAGCAGTCTTTATGAGAAATCGTAAAGACTGCTTTTTTGTTTGTGTGATGCAAACCGTCACAAAGGACGGGACAAAAATTTATCGTCGCATCACAAGAGCGACAGAAAGGAAAACACTATGGCAAAATCACCTTATACGTCCAGAAAGCTTCTCAACGAGCTTAAAAGACTTGAAAAAGAAAGCGAAGATATGATGTTGACTCACAATCTGCATGATATTGCAATTAACGGCAAAAAGGTTGGTTGTTCTGGACACATTACGAACATCTTCAACAAGCGCTGCGTTTATGTGAATACGGAAAAAAGTGTCTATCAGCCTATTTCTGACAAAGACCTTGTACGTTATGCGGAAAATGAAAGAGACTATTCGTCAATCGGTCTTGGCATAAATGGGCGGAACATTTTTGTAACTGATGATGTTCTTGCCACAAAAATCATCGATATGCTTCGTTAAAAGGAGAAAAACAAATGTACAAAAATAATCCAACGAGCGAAGCTACCATTAAAGAAACGGCAACCAGTATTGTTGAAGTGTTCGAAAAATATCTTCTTTCAATTGATATCCATTCAACAAAGATTTTATCAAATACATTGAAATGGACTCGGTGGAATCGTGTGTTATGAGGTCTGCCTTCGAGATGATGGACAACACCTTCAACTTGGAGTCACCTATCGCAACGATAACCGACAGTGGCATAAAAGTATTCCCGAATAGCGATGATATCGAAAAAATCATCGAAAATCCTGCAAATTGGGTCGTTGTACCACTGCTTTTTAAGGAGTGCGACGATTAAAGCAAGACTTGGTATAATACCAAAGTATGCTAAAATGCGCAAAAAGAAAAACAAAGCATTGGAAGCTTTTACAACCAATGGGAAGGACTGAAAATTGTATAAAAGCAAGCATAAAAATGCTGATGTTACACTTGTCTGTATGTCAGGCATGTTGTTTTCATTGCTGTGGTTTGCGTGGGTTTCTCCAGTAGAGGTTCACGCAGCAGCAGTTGACGAACATAATGTTGCAACATTTTACCCGGCAACCACAGAAACGGCAAGAGAATCTGAAACAAAAACCGAAAATTCTTTACTACAACGTTCTTTGTACGAAATCGTAAACTTTAGCAGAACCGAGCCGTTCAAAGACGAAGAACCAGATACCAACTCCAACAGCACTACCGACACGATTTATCAAGCTTTGCGTGATGCTGGATTGACAAATGCGGGTACGGCAGCAGTTATGGGGTGTATGTCCATGGAAAGTGGTCTTCAACCGACTGCTGAGAATCCATATGATGGTGGTTACGGTCTACTCCAATGGACAGGAACCAGAAGAAATGACCTCTTTAACTGGTGTGCAGCCAACGGATTGGATGCAACCACCGCATACGGGCAAATCGAATTCTTCATTGAAGAACTGAAAACCGTATACAGCCAAAACGCCGGGTATACATATCCCGTTTACGAAACGCTCACTTCCAACGAAAACGTAGAAACTTGTTTATCAACGTTCTTCTGTCACGCAGAGGCTGGATACAATGTTTCGATTTCCAGCGGGAATATCTACAATGGTGTTAATTCCACGTATGAGTTATACAATCAGCGTGTGAATGCGGCATATAATTACCTGCGTTAAGTGCAATTCCTCCGGCTATACAAGCCGGAGGTTTTTTTGTTGTTTTCACGAACAAAAAAAGAGGTGAAATCAAAAAAAGTAGGTATAGTAATATAAATATCTCCAATGGACAAGGGAGGAATAATCCTTGGAAAACACTATATCGTCAAAGATTTCGAGCCTACACAATAAAGCCGAATATAAAACCGTCGCACTGACAGACATAATTTGCAATCCAAAAAATGATTATCAAATGATAAACATTGATGAATTGGCAGAAGACATTAAGCGTAACGGCTTATTACACAACCTTGTTGTTGTACCAACGCAAGAAAGCGGAAAGTATAAACTGTTGGCGGGAGAACGCAGATTTAAAGCTCTCCAAAAACTGAATGAAAGTGAACCAGAAAAGTGGGGAACTGTACATGTTCTTGTGTACACAGGACTAACAGAACGCCAAGAGGAAATTATTATGGATTCCTCTAATTTACAGGCACGTAGTTCCGGTGGAAATGAGGAACAACTTCGGAAAGCAACAAATCGTTATATGGATAACCTGAAAGCCGAGTTTGGAATTTCAGAAAAACAGGCACTAAAAGAAGCTACCGATGTTTACTCAGGAAGCGGAAACACAATCCGCACCAATCGAAAAATTGGGCAAAATCTCAATGAAGATTTCACGGACGAACTAGACAAAGGAAAAATCGGAAAAGGTGACGCAGCAGTAATCGCAGATATGAATGAAGATGAGCAAGATAACTTGTTTGACGAATTTGAGTCTGCAGAAACAGAAGAAGAAAAACAAGCTGTTATCACAAATGCAGTAAATAACCAGAAAGAAAAAAGCACAAAAGCAAAAGCAGAAAAGAAATCCGGCAAACAACCAAAAGAAACAGAAGAATCGGAAGTAACCACATCTTATGTAGACCCACGAATCACAACCAGAATAAACTACATTGAAAAAGTAACTGATATGACAGAGCAAATCAAAGCTCTTAACAATCAGGACACGGTTGCTCAAATAGCACGTTTGGATAAATGTGCTGATGAAGATAAAGCGGATAAAGTGCTCGCAAAAGTCAACCAACTTCTGGTTGAACTGACGGCATTTAAGAACGCAATCAAAGAATCTGATGGTGAATTTGAAATTCCTATCGACCCCGTACATGGTCATCGTATGGGTAATAAAGACGAAGAGGGCTACGCAGGCTGACAATCACAATTACATTTTGAAGGTGAAAAAATATGACCATTCTTCTGTATTCAACAATTGGCGTTACAATCGGCGGATGTCTGATTGCAGTCATTTCGCTTATTAAGTATCTCCTCTCCCCAAACGGGTATTTGGGGTATTTGCAAAAATAGGTGGTTTGAATAAAGCCATCTGTTTTTACAAGTATCACAGG